ACACAAGCTTTAGTGAACTATTAGTAAAACCTCATAAAACCGACTTGCTGACTTTTAACCAAGTGAATCATTTACTGGAAAATGGTGATGAAAGCCTGATTAGTTATGCTTGAGGTGTAAAACCGTAGTTCATAGTCAACTTGTACTGGCTATGTGCTTGATTTTTAGTTCGAAGTGGACAGGCACTAAGCCTTTTTAAAACAATGAATTCTGTATTTTGCCGCTTTACGTGGTAATGACGAATGTGTGCTAATTTGAGACTCAGACACTACATCTGAAATTGGCTAAATATGTTCCCGATAGCTGACAAATTCATGTATAGAGGTTTACCCCTTACACTATAATATCCCACCGTCGTCATTCCCGCGTAGGCGCACTACTGTCCGGAATAAAATTGGGGGATTGATTAAGAAGGGTTGCAGCACCTGACCTATAAAGGTACAAAGTTAAGACACGACTCGAAACTTAGGTGCTGCAAGATGTATAGAAATACACGATTTAGAGATCTAATGAAAGGCCTTCCTCGAGGAAGTTTTGAAAAAATAGTTGATCAGCAAGGTAATGACAAACACAACAAAGGGTTTACCAGTTGGGATCAACTGATTGCGATGATATATGCACAGGTTTCGGGGTGCGAAAGTTTGCGAGAATTGAAAGCAAGCTTTAACGGTCATAAAGAGCAGCATTACCATCTGGGCACTCGCGAAATTAAGCGCTCTACATTGGCTGATGCCAATAGAAATCGAAGCTGTGAGTTGTTCGAACATGTTTGCGGGAGGCTAATAGGCGAAGCTCACAGGCAGGTTAGAAGTGAGTTAAAAGACTTGCTGTACTTGATTGACTCAAGCCCCATTCCCCTTAAGGGCCTAGGGTATGATGAATGGACAAAGGATAATCATAATTATCGAACGCAAGGGCTAAAAGTCCACATGATCTACGCACCTAAACAGGAATTGCCGGTGCAAATGAAGATGACAGCGCCCAATATTAATGACGTGGAAGTTGGGCGAGAAACAGAAATAGAAGAGGGTGCCACCTATGTATTTGATAAAGGTTATTACGACTACAACTGGTGGTACGAAATAGAACAGAATAACAATGAACTTTATTTAACTAAAGAAAATGCTAAAGAACTTATTTTTAGTTCTTTTTGGTATATGGAGTTTGGAAAAACTTGTGCAGAAATTAAAGATGCTAAAGAAAATAAACTTTATACAGTTACAAAGAAGTTTCAGTTTTGGAAATGGAGAATGGTATATTTAATTTCTCAGAATTTTAAAGATATGACTCTGTTAATTTCACAAAATACAAGAAATACAGTTTTTAAAATTGAATTACTTTCAGGTAATTATGAGATAAAAGTTCATTACAAAAAGAAAAAATCTATTTATAAAAATACTATTAAAATTGCTGAATTTGATGAATCTACTGCAGAGAATAATTTAATAAAAGTACTAGTTTCTGAGAAAGAAGAATTAGAGAGCACCTTATTAAATTTTTGTAAATCCCATTTTTTTTCACCTAAGTATTTTAAGCAACCAACCATAGATCTAACCTGTTGCTGTAAAAAAGATTGTGAGTTAAATTCAATTTCTATTTTACTTTTCAATGATTTAACTTTCACTGATTTAATTGTCTTAATTGGACTTTTAGCATGGCAGCTTGAAGATCTAAAAGTAGAGTAATCATGAGTTCCAACTAATTTTTTTGCTCCCTTTTTAATTAAATCTAAATCCAAAGGTTTTCTAACATGCCATCCTCTTTTTTTTTCAATAACTGGAGCACTGATTTGATTAAAAATTATATATTTATAAATCCTTTGTTTTGCAGAAAATCTTGAGTGTAAATTATGCTTTCTTAACATCCAGAAGGGTAAAAAAACAGAAAAGGATAACATAATGACAGGAATGAAAACCGACGCAAGTATTAGGCGCTTTGTGGCGCTTCAACTACAGACAGAACCAGAAGCACCGCCCAAATTGGTAGAGCGGTACGAATGCTATGTGTGGTGCGTGGCGCGGGATGAATACCCAAAGACGTTCAAACAATGGCTAAGAGACTAGTCTATTTCACTAGTGTAATTCACCATCAAACAACAATGTGAGGCGAACTAAATATGGATATATCTCTAATTAGCGCAATTCCATTTGTGCTACTCGGAATTATTCTCTACTTAACATGCCCCTTTAGGTACTTTTGAAAGGATAAGACTATGGCTAAAGTAAACGGATTGAAACTGCTAGGCGTAGGAAATAACGCAAAGACAATCAAGGGTGATGGGTCAGAATATCTCACGGCAATCATGTATCTACTACCCGACGATTTTCTATGTCCTATGGCAAGGCAAGCGGGATGTAAGGCGGGTTGTCTTAACACGGCGGGGCGAGGCGCACTCAATACAGTACAAGCCGCGCGGCATAGAAAAGCAAAACTATTGCTGCGACTACCAGAGGAGTTTGATGCGCTACTCCGCAAGGATTTGGACAAGTTTCAAAAGTATTGCGAACGCAAAGGCATACAGCCTGTCGTGAGACTAAACGGAACAAGCGACTACCACTGGCGCAAGATCATAGAGGATTACCCACGCATTCAATTCTATGACTACACCAAGGTCTACAATCGAGTCGCGAAGCATTGGCCTAGCAATTATCACCTCACACTTTCTTATTCCGAGGCGAACGATACATATCGAGACAAAGTAGTAGAATATGCAAACACTTACGGCGCAAACCTAGCCGTAGTGTTTCGAGACAAGAACAATATTCCAGATACTTTTCTAGGCCGTAAAGTTATCAACGGCGATGCGGACGACCTACGCTTTCTTGATCCTGATAACGTGGTCGTGGCGCTGTATGCCAAAGGCAAAGCGAAAAAGGATGTAACTGGATTTGTAATCGACTAATTACACTAGTGAAATACAGGAGATGTTACATGATGAGCGAATCGGAAAAGATGATAGACGAGGAGATACAAGAATTTTACTATAAACTCGAGGAAGATGCAGCAGAGGATAGAGGGTTTACAAGACAATGGGAAGAACTATACGAAGACGACAAAATGTACTTTGCCAAGCTATTTTGGGAGTACAAACTAACATGATAGAAATACTTGGTGTAATCTGTCTTGCTACACTTATTCCCTATCTAATATGGATATTGTATGACCTAACACGAATAGTAAAAACGAAAGGTAAATGGAAATGGTAAAGAGATTTACAGTAGATTGCTGGGAGTGTGAAGGGCATGGTAAATATACTATAGGTCATCCCAACGACCCATCCTCACAGGAGAATGATTGTCTGTCCTGTCATGGTACGGGGCGGGTTGTCGTCGAGGATTACTATAACGATTTGGCTGAACTGCTAGAAGATTATCCATCTGCAAAGGAGTATGAAGAATGAAAGTAGAAATAACTTACAAAGACTGGATCAACGCTTACGAAAAGAATATCAAACCACTACCCTCATGGTGGAATAATGAGGAGTTGCGTAAGAAAGAATACGATTCTTTTCGTATGTTTTGTTTGACGGGGAAGGTGTAGGATGTTAGGAGTGTACCTGCAAGCAGTGGGAATAACCTTAATTTTTCTCATCATTTACATAGCATTAGCGTAACCATCAAGGAGAAAAGACAATGGCTAATATCAGTATTCACCGAGTCGAAGATGTTGTTATGAAGCAAACACAACGAGACGGTTATTCTACTTTAACAGTAGAAGTTACTTGTGACGATGGCAATCGTGAGGAAGTAACATTCTTTATGAATGAAAATTCATCTCTCACTATTGAGGGAAAGGTACGAGTCGATGACCTGTAGAAGGCATCAGCGGAAAGGACAAGAGTTTGTACTTGGAGAAATGACAACAGCCAAGGAGCAAATAACCGCTTACATAGAGTTTTATCCAGAATATAAAATGAGAGAGGTATGTTCGAGAATATTCTGGAAAGATGATGAGGATAGCGAACGGTCTGCATTCATAGCTAAGATGATAAACTTGGTAATAGGTACTAGGGATAATATTATTATCAAGCGTTGTCCTGTGAATGGTGAAACACCAGACAAGACAAAAGAAATTGTCACTTTCTCATGGATTGGCGATGCAGTAAAGAGGTAATCATCAATGAATATATTTTATCTCTCACCACACCCGCAAACTGCTGCTCAATGGCATTGCGATAAACACATAGTCAAGATGATCCTTGAGTATGCACAACTACTATCAACAGCACACCATGAACTAGACGGTGTACCATCAATCGAATGTTACAAGTCAACCCACAAAAACCACCCATCCGCTGTATGGGCAAGAGAAAACGATAAGCATTACAAATGGTTGTGGGCATTACTTTACGAGACTTGTAAAGAATACACTCGCCGCTATGGTAAAGTTCATGCGACAGAACGCAAAGGCATAGTACAGAACCTGTCTAACCTGCCGTATGAAATTCCCAAGGGTGAGTGGAGAGAACCGCCGCAGTGTATGCCAGATGAATACAAGCATAACTCAACGGTCAAAGCATATCACAACTACTACGTAGGGAGTAAAAGAGAAATTGCTAAGTGGAACTACAGTGAAATACCATTCTGGTATGAACAAGAACTAGCGACGGAGAAATCTCTTGAAGCATAAACCATTGCTTGCACCATTCATTGTCGGGTCGGCTGTGATCTTTAGTCTATCCGGCTGTGCCGTTCTACCTGCCGCAGCATTGGTGGGTGGAGCAGCAACTAGCGTTAAGGGTATAGTCGATGACGCTGCACAAGATGCTGATATTCTTACCTTAAAAGAAAGAATAAAACATCTTGAAAATAAACTAAACGAGACTATAATTGTTGTACCTGAAAAGTGTGAAAACTAAGGAGAATCACATCATGTTGAATCAACTTACCACTACCAACGACAGAGAAGTTTTCTTTAAGGTGTACGAGCAAGATGTTATTGGTGCTTGTACAGGCATTGCGGGAGACAACTACAAGATGCTCACCCGTGGTGATGGTATTTCGGAGCAAGATACTTTGTTGTCTATCGTCAATAGAAAGTATCGGGTTGTAGAGAATGAAGAAATTCTCATGCCTATGCAGCACCAGATGATAAACCACTTCGATCCTGTTGTCCTTGAAAATATCAAGATCAAGGATCACATTGCGAAGAATGGCGCTGTCTGTTACTCAGAATATATTCTTCCTCGTATGCAGAAGGAGGTAGAAACTGATACAGGACACAAGACAAATATTGGCCTGCGGTTTGTTCTGAAAAACACCTTCGATGGCTCTTCCTCTGTTGTGTTCCACGGTGGAGCGATTGACTTCTTCTGCACTAACGGAATGATCCTTGGTGATTATGATGTTACTCGGCGTAGGCATACGAAGAACTTTAATGTCGATGGGTTTATCTCTGCCTTCGATAACTCTATTGAGCGTCATCAAGATATTGTCATGCAGTATCAGCGCTGGGCAGATAAGAAAATCTACAACACCGATAAGGTTGTACGTCTCTTCCGTAAACTCACCACTGGTAGTGAGCAAGAGCCGAAGAAGAAGAACGGCCTGTCTGGAAAGTTGTTTGCTCAATACATTGACGAGGCTAACGTGAGAGGAAATAATATCTTCTCTCTTGTCTCTTCAATGACACACTACGCAAGCCATGACGATGATCGTTTTCCGTTGCGTAGTAATTCAGACAGTGATAGTCTGTTCAAGCGTCAAGAGACTGTCCGTAAATGGCTTAACTCTAACGCATTTGCAGACTATCTTGAAGCAGCTTAATCACAACACTGAGAAAGGAAAGTTGCTATGGTTTACAAATACAAAACCCACGATGAAATCCCTACATACATGCGGGACTACATCTTAGATGTCTCTGATAGTGAGTCTGTAGAACAGATTGATATTCAGGACATAAACGACTTTCTCAATGGTCTTGAAGAATGGATGGGCGAGATTGATTTTAGTATGCCTACCATTCACTAGACCCTAGTGATGAAACGGGGCAGGTCTATTACACTAGTGTAGTAGGCTTGCCCTTCACTACTTATGAACGGAGAAGGACAATGACTGTCCGAATGGAAAAGGCGGTTGATCTGCTTGCCAGAGTGGCAGAAGATATCACCGATCCAGTTCGTTGCTATCGTCTTGCGGCAGGTGTATGGTATAAGAATAATCTTGTAGGTCTTGGTGTTAATTCGTACAAGACCGATCCGTTTCAAGCCAAGTATGGCAAGCATGAACATGCAATACACCTACATGCAGAGATAGCTGCAATCAAGAACGCAGCAAGGCAGATGGACGACCTGTCGAAGTGTACATTAATTGTTGTTCGTGTCAAAAGAAAATCACATCAGCCAAGGAAAAATATTTTCGAGAAGACTATTGCCAAACCTTGTTCGGGATGTTATAGGTGTATTGTTGAGTTTGGAATTAAAAATGTTTTTTATACTAACCTCAATGGAGAACTGGAGAAGTTATGAGGAAGAACATAAAGATTTACACCGACCTTTTTCTTGTTTGTGAGTTACGAAAGGACGGCGTTTGTCTAACTTTATACCGTGATAACTTAGACTATATGCCTAGTATAGTTTCTATTAATACTATTAAAGATTTAATTCTTGATAGTATTCAAGACAAAGACTTTAATAATCTTAATAAAGACTATATCAATAATGTTATTAAAGATATAGATAATATTAAACGTGAATTAGAAAGTTATTCTTCTTCTCTAGATAATAAAAAAGAATATCCTGACTCTGGTTTTGGAGATTCTTTTTAATGGAAAAAAGACTAACAGTTATTCTTGATGGAGTTTCTAAAGCTAACAATAATAAGTTAGAGACAGAAAGAGTTAAGATAGTGTTGTCTGATTTGTTAAAAGAACATAGAAATAATAAAGGATATTATGTAGCAACAATCAATGAAGTTCTTGATAAGGTTAATGAAATTAGTTTTCTAAATCTAAGACAAGAACAACAACTACACGACGTTGCTACTAGATTGTCTGTTTTAAGGGACGAGGTTTTAAAAAACTAAGAGGAATAAGTTATGGAGAAGCTGTTAAAAGACCAGATAAAACAAATGACAGATAATACTTATTCATTGTATAAAAGAATAATGGAATTAAAAGAAGAGAACACTTACTTAAAAGAAAAAGTAAATAAATTAGAAGACAAACTAGAACAATTATCAGAAAGAAAACTCAATGAAAGCTGAACTTATTTCTTGTCTTGGTGATGATCTTACCGTTGTTAATTCAGCAAGAGTATCTTTCGACAAAGAGTCTGACTGGAAAAAGAATACGCTGACAGGAAAAGAGCTTCACGACAAGGACAAGAAGTTAATTTCATACCTTGCAAAGAATAATCACTTCACTCCATTCACTCACTGTTCAATTACTCTTAGAGAAGAAGTACCTATATTCGTAGCGAGGCAAAGGTTCAAGCATACTATTGGTTTTACATACAACGAAGTAAGTAGGCGGTATGTAGATGACGATCCTGAGTTTTATATTCCCGACGAGTGGAGAGGAAAGTCTGAGGATGCAAAGCAGGGAAGTAGCAATACTATCATTGATGTAAATCCAACATTGGGTAATGGAAAAAAACTTCTTGTAGATAATTATAAAGCGGCTATAGATAATTGTTTATGGACTTATGACTACCTATTGCATGTTGGAGTATGTCCTGAACAGGCGAGGATGGTCCTTCCACAGTCTACTTATACCAGCTATTATGTGACTGGTTCATTAGCTGCTTTTGCTAGAGCATATAAACTACGCAGTAGCTTTGATGCACAGAAAGAGATAAGGGACTTGGCAGACAAATGGAATAATATTATTTCTGTGCTGTATCCCGAAAGTTGGAAGGCACTGACTACAAAAGTAAATGAGAAAGTTATTCACTAATGGCAAGCAAGAAAGAGATTGGACTTAAATCCAAGATTGAGATAACACGACACATGCAGACAAGCATTGGTCATTCAATAAATACTAATCCAAAAAATAAACATAAACGTAGAAACTATAAAAAATATCGTGGACAGGGAAAATGAAACACCTATGGGAGAAAGATAGAAAGACAATCTACAAAGAGTTACTCGACCTTTATCTTGAGGAAGGATACTCTAGGAAAGAAGCTAGACGATTAGCTTCTGAAGAAACTGAAGAAATAAAATCAGGTGACTTTAATTTTGTCTCAAACATTATGGATCAACAGGACTGTTAGAGGAGGGTTGACAACAGATATAAAGTAGTCTAAGAAGTACCACCACCACACACCAAGAGGTAACAATGGACGATGAAGAAAGCGTACTGATTAAGTCGCACCAACCGTGCGATAGTTGTGGTTCATCTGATGCACGTTCAATCTATTCAGATGGACATGAATTTTGCTTTAGTTGTGAAACGAGATTTGATGGAGAAGGAGAATATCCTATCATGTCTACACCAATCGAAACTAATGTAAGTCCAATCACCAATGCCAGCGGAGTTGTCTCTGCAATACCTGACAGAAAAATTTCCCAAGAGACTTGTAAAAAATACAATGTGAGAATTGTAAAAGATTCATCAGGGAATATTATCAAACACCGATATCCCTACCATGACGCACAGGGCAATCACATTGTCGATAAGGTGCGTGTGCTAGCCGACAAGACATTTCCTTCCGAGCCGAAAGGTGCGCTTGGTAAGGCCGTTATGTTTGGTCAGAACCTCTTTTCATCCGGTGGTAAATACATCACGGTGTGCGAAGGTGAGTTAGATGCTCTTGCTGCATTTGAAATGCTTGGCAGTAAATGGCCTGTTGTATCAATCAAGACTGGCGCGCAAGGAGCGTACAAGGATTGCAAGGCAAACCTAGAATATCTATCAAAGTTTGATAATGTTGTGTTGTGCTTTGATGCTGATGAGCATGGAAGAAAAGCGGCACAGAAAGTTGCAAGCCTTTTCGAGCCAAACACTTGCCGCATTGTCTGCATGACAGATGGTAAAGATGCGTCTGAGTATCTTCAATCAGGTAAACGCGAACAGTTTTCTCAAGCATGGTGGAACGCAAAGGTTCACACCCCGGCTGGTATTCTTAACCTTGCCGACATGGGTGATACGTTGTACGAGGAAGGCACTTACAAGACTTGTCTATATCCTTTTGATGGGCTGAATGAAAAGCTATATGGTATTCGTACTGGCGAACTTGTGACGTTCACTGCCGGTACAGGAACAGGTAAGTCCAGTGTGATGCGTGAGCTTATGCACCATGTTCTTAACAACACAGAAGAAAACATTGGTGTTATCTCTCTCGAAGAAAATGTTCGGTCCACCATCTTTCATCTCATGTCGGTCGAGGCTAACGCCAGATTATACATCAGGGAGATACGCGATCAGTTTAGCATGAACGATCTTCGCAAGTGGCAAGAGGCTACGGTAGGTACTCGACGGTTCTTTGCCTTCGATCACTTTGGAAGTATGAAGACTGACGAGATACTGTCTCGTGTTCGCTACATGGTGAAGGCGCTTGATTGTAAGTGGATTTTCCTTGACCATCTATCTATTCTAGTCTCTGGTCTTGAGGGAGATGATGAGCGAAGGAACATCGACAATCTGATGACCAAGCTACGGTCAATCGTTGAAGAGACTAACGTGGCTATGCTTCTTGTCTCTCACCTGCGCCGCGCACAGGGTGATAACGGCCATGAGAATGGTAGAGAAGTTACTCTGTCTCATCTGCGTGGATCACAATCCATCGCACAGTTATCTGATGCAGTAGTAGCTATGGAGCGTGATCAACAGTCAGACGATCCTAATATTGCCAACACCACTACGATCAGAGTATTGAAGAACCGATACGCTGGTGACACTGGTGTAGCTGCACACCTGTTCTTTAACAAGGACACAGGACGGTTGACAGAGGTACATAATCTAGGCGATGATGGTGAGGAGAATACTCAAGATCAGGAACTTTAGTTATGGAAGTTGTACTGGACATCGAAACTGATTCTCTCGATGCAAAGGAAATATATTGCATCGTAGCGAAAGAAAGAGTTTCTGGAAAGGTACATGTCTGGAAAGAACATCAGTGTTACGAGACATTCCCGGTATTCGCAAAGCGTGTGTCAAAGTTTATCATGCACAACGGAATATCTTTTGACGCTGATGTTCTTAACAGACTAACCTCATGCAACATAACTATAGATCGTATCGAAGATACAATGATCTTATCTCAGCTTACCAATCCTGTAAGGGATGGTGGTCATTCTCTTGAGGCATGGGGAGGTAGGCTAGGGTTTAACAAGATAGACTTTCACGATTTCTCCTGCCTCTCTCAAGAGATGATAGACTATTGTATACGTGATGTAGAACTAACTGAGAGGCTGTATATAACTCTACAGCCAGAATTAAAACAAATCAGTAGAGAATGTATTGATCTTGAATATAGAGTCAGGCATTTAGTTTCTGCTCAAGAACGAAACGGCTTTGCTCTTGATATGCAAAAGGCTATGTGTCTTGTTGCTAGGCTGAAGGATAAGTCTGATTCAATAGAGAGTGAGGTTACTAAAATGTTTCCTCCCCTTCCCACCCATACAAGAGATGTTAAGATTAAAATAAAGAAAGATGGTACGCTGTCATCTGTTGGTCTGCGACACATAGAAGACAAGTCTATTGTAGCTGGCGATCACTCAGCTATTGAGTATCAGGAATTTAATCTATCGTCCAGACAACAGATTGTAAAACGTCTCTTGTTGCGTGGCTGGCAACCTCAGAAGTTTACAGACAAGGGTCATCCAATCGTAGATGAGGGTGTACTTAAAGATGTTGACTTGCCAGAGGCAAAGAAAATTGCAGAGTTTCTAATGCTCCGTAAAAGAATAGCACAGGTACAGTCTTGGATAGATGCAGTAAAGAATGATGGAAAAGTACACGGACAAGTTCTTACTCTTCGCGCAATCTCTGGACGTATGGCACACCATTCACCCAACATGGCACAAGTCCCTGCTTCTTATTCACCTTATGGAAAAGAGTGCAGAGAATGTTGGACAACTGCATCACCTGATTACAGTCTTGTCGGCTGTGATGCTTCTTCTCTGGAACTCAGAGCATTAGCGCACTATCTGAATGATCCTAAATTCACTAGTGAAGTTGTCGATGGAGATATACACACAGCCAATCAACAAGCGGCTGGTCTTGAGACTCGCGATCAGGCAAAGACATTTATCTATGCCTTTATCTATGGTGCTGGCGCTGCAAAAATAGGATCAGTTGTTGGTGGTACTGCAGCAGATGGTCAAAGACTAATAGATACATTCCTTGCAAACGTCCCTGCTTTAGCAACTCTGAGACAAAAAGTAGATGCAGCATCAAGCAGAGGATACTTGTTTGGTCTTGATGGTAGAAAACTTATCGTCAGAAATAAACACTCTGCGGTAAACCTTTTAATTCAAGGTGCTGGTGCAGTTATTTGTAAGCAATGGTTAGTTGACATACATCTTTTAATGAGACATAATAAAATTAATGCCAATCTTGTCGCGTCAATCCATGACGAGTATCAGCATGAGGTTTACAAGGATCAGGCTGAAGAGTTTGGTGAAATAACTAAACTGGCTATGAAGAAAACAGAAGAGAGGTTAAGGATAAAATGCCCGCTCGACAGCGAATACAAAGTCGGCCTGAACTGGTCACAAACACATTAGTAGAATTTAATGATACGGAAGTTTATCTCTGTGAGGATATTGCAAAGAAACGCTATGACAATAATCGCGCCAATTCAATAAAACAAACTTCATATAAGGCAGGTTTAGGTGATCCTTATCGTTGGGATATAATGGGCTGTTATGGTGAGCTAGCTTTTTTAAAAGCAGTAAACCAATATCCTTATGATTTCTTTAGTATTCAACCACGATCTGTGGCTAAAGGGACTGACAATGGAGATTTGGAATTAGATGGCCTGACAATAGACGTTAAGACAACAACGTATACTACCGGAAGACTTGTCTGTAAGACAATCAAGGCTGGAGATATTGTAGATTTATTTTGTCTTGCTGTCATAGAGGATAAGAATAGAGTTTCTCTTAGAGGCTTTTGTCCAGCTAAGTTATTGCTAAAGGACGAGAATTATAATACAGCCAATGGTAAATTTCCTAGAGTGTGCTACAACATGGAACAGAAAAACCTTATGTCTTACGACGAGGCTGTAAAAAAGTTGTAGGTTGTCAAAAAAAGTTCTTGACACTGCATGAGGGGTGTGTCAGTATTCGCACACCGTGACAAACCAAGTAGGTAGACTTGGTAAACCGTAAAGGAGAAAAGAGTATGGATACTCATATTGTTTCTGGTAAAGCGTACTGGGCTAGTGTTACTGCACCTAACACTACCTATGAACCTGTTTGGTGCGTTGACGTTTGCCTTGACGATGATGGCAAAAGTCTGATGGACAGTCTTGGTCTGAATGTTCAGAACAAAGGAGATGATCGTGGTGATTTTATCAAGATCAAGCGCAAGGTGTACAAGCGTGACGGTACACAGCGTAATGCTCCTGTTATCAAAGACTCTCAAAACAATTCTTGGGATGGTTCTTTGATTGGTAATGGCAGTCAGGTCAATGTTAAGTTCGCAACTTACGAATGGGAATACAACAAGAAGAAGGGCATTGCTACTGATCTTATTGCCCTTCAGGTTGTTGACCTTGTAGAGTATGGAGGAAGTTCATCTGACTTTTCTCCTGTTGATGGTGGTTATGTGGCTGGTGGTGGTGAGTCTACCGAAGATGCTCCTTTCTAGGTAGACACACAAATAGGGGTTGTCACTTAGGTCTTGAGACAACTGAGTTAGCAGTGCGGGAGGGTGGCTAACATCTTTTTACAAACTAGGATTTATAAATGAAACGAGCGTTAATAACTGGCGGTTCTGGACAGGATGGATATTATTTGTCTCAACTCCTGATGGACAAGGGTTATGATGTATATTCTGTTGTTCGTAGGTCTTCAGTAGATAACTTCACACGTATCAACAAGCTGAACAAGGGCGAGCATTTTGAAGTTCTGTATGGAGATTTGACAGACACTTCTGGCCTTCTCAGAATCATAAGTGAAGTTGAGCCACAGGAGATTTATAATCTTGCTGCACAGTCTGATGTTCGTATTAGTTTTGATATTCCTGAATACACTGGTGATGTTGACGGTCTTGGTACTACTCGATTGCTTGAGGCAATTAGATCACTTGGAATGATTGACAGTTGTAAGTTCTATCAAGCATCTACTTCAGAGTTGTATGGGAAGGTAGTAGAAACTCCGCAGACCGAGACTACTCCCTTCTATCCTCGCTCGCCCTATGGCGTGGCTAAGTTGTACAGCTATTGGATGGTTAAGAATTATCGAGAGGCTTACAACATGTACGCCTGTAACGGTATTCTGTTTAATCACGAATCTCCGATGAGAGGGGATAATTTTGTAACACAAAAGATTGTCAAGGCTGTGAATGATATTAAAGAAAAAAGACTTGACAAGTTGACTGTTGGTAATGTATACAGCAAGCGTGATTGGGGAAGTGCAAAGGATTATGTAGAGGGAATGTGGCTGATGTTACAGCAAGACAATCCAGAAGATTATGTTCTTGCTACTGGAGAGACACACTCCATCAAAGAGTTGATTGACTATTCCTTTGAAAAGTTTCTTGGTATTTCTTTGTCTTGGTCAGGCGAAGGAGTAAACACCGTGGGCAAAGATGGCAACAAAGTTCTTGTCGATTGTAGTCCTAAATTCTATCGACCAACAGAGGTTGATCTTCTTCTTGGAGATTCAACCAAAGCCAAACAGAAGTTGGGTTGGCAAACAAAAGTGTCATTTCATCAGTTGATTGATGAGATGTTTCTATATCAAAGTGAAGGAAAACTAACATGATTAACAATCAGATTAAAGTTCTACGCGCACTGAAGAAGGGTATGCGTGTCACTCGTAAGACTGCCATTGAGAATGGGTGGTGTGAAAATCTCACAGCAACAATCTCAGACCTTCGTAAGTCTGGTTATCTTATCGACGCTGTAACCGCAAAACGTCCAGACGGTGCGAATTACACACGTTATAAACTTATGTCTGATAAGCCAGAACTAATGGCTGTTTAGTTCTGAGTATGGTGGAGATAGTGACAGGAAAAACTATAGACACTCTGATCGAAGATATCTATAATATCTTTGAGTGTGATGAAGAAGTGGAAGTAAAAGAGGCAGACCTAGAGAGGTTTGTAAAGGGTGTTGTTGATTCTGTTGTGTCTTCACTTAAAGAGCGAGAAAGGTCAAAAGGAAATCTTAGACTGTCTCTTATCGGACAGCCAGACAGAAAGATTTGGTATTCTGTCAGGGATGAAGGCACTGCTAACAAGCAGAAGCTGTCTGGACAGGACAAGATTAAGTTCTTGTATGGAGACATACTCGAATCTCTTTTGATCTTTCTCTCTCGCACTGCAGGTCATGCCGTTACGGATGAACAGAAGCAAGTCTCTGTGAATGGAGTTGTCGGACATCAAGATGCAATGGTTGACGGTGTGTTAGTAGATTTTAAAAGCGCATCACCATATGGATTTAAAAAGTTTAAAGAAGCATCTATACACACAGATGATCCGTTTGGATATATTGCACAAATATCTGCCTATGCAAAGGCAAACAACGTAAAGAAGGCTGGCTTTGTTGCTATAGATAAATCATCTGGAGAGATTTGCTATTGTCCTGTACATGAAATGGAAATGATAAATGCAGAAGAACGAATCAACCATCTCAAGTCAGTTATTAAAACTAGCACACCTCCCTCTCGTTGTTATAGTGACGTTCCTGATGGTAAGTCTGGCAATTATAAGCTACACATTGGCTGTGTTTATTGTTCTTATAAGCATGATTGCTGGTCTGATAGTAACAACGGGCAGGGCCTTAAAAAGTTTAACTATTCTACTGGTCCGAGGTACTTGACTCGCATTGGTCGTATGCCAGATGTAGAGGAAATACATGACTAAGTTCCGGTCTAAGTCCGAGAGAATAACCAATGACTTTCTCTTGGATAAGGGCATTAATTTTTCTTTTGAACCTTACTTTATAAAATACATGTGGATTGAAAGTAAGAAATATCTTCCAGACTTTGTGCTGGACAATGGAATACTTCTTGAGGTAAAGGGCAGGTTTACACTTCAGGATAGAAAGAAACATCTTTTTCTTCGCGAGAGTAATCCAGACTTGGATGTAAGGTTTGTCTTCAACAATCCAAACTCAAAGCTGTACAAAGGAGCAAAATCCACATACGCTGACTGGTGTGTTAAGCACGGGTTTTTATATTGCAAATTATCTGATGGCATTCCTGAAGGATGGCTAAATGGAAAAACAAGAAACAAAAATCCTTCTCGAAATAGAAGAAATAATAAAAAAAAGAAAGGCTGACCCAGAGCAGCTTTTATTCATGAGCGTCATTCTACAAGCAATGCTTGACGCTACTAAACCAGAGACAGAAAAAGAATCTGAAGATGCGGCTGTTGCACGACGATCTGCACAGGCATGGTTCTTTTCTTCTATCGGTGTAACAGCCGAAGACTTTATCACCGTCTGTGATATAGCAGACATTGACCCTGACTATGTTAAGTCTTTTGCCTTCAAGGTTCTTCGCTCAAAAGAGGTTGACTTTGTAAGGAAGAGGATCAATACTGTTTTGACGTTCAGTTAAGGAGCAACGCATGAATTACAACTTCAATGAAAACTTCTATCTACACGAGATTGGAGAGTATATAAAAGAAACTTATAGCCAGCATTATGCACAAGATAAATATCAAGCAACTGATATAATTCTTGACGCTGGATATGGTGAAGGGTTTTGCGTAGGTAACATACTGAAATACTGTAAGAGATATGGCAAAAAGGACGGTAAGAATAGAAAGGATTTGTTAAAGGTAATCCACTATGCCATAATTATGCTTCATGTCCACGACCAGCAAGAGAAATAGGAGTATTAAATGCCTTCATTCCGTTCCAATGAAAACCCAATGTTCCGCTCAAAGTTTAGCGAAGATATTTTCAAACACAAGTACGCTCATACAGGGTGTGAAACTTGGTCTAGCCTAGCGGCAGTTCTTGTAGAGGATGTATGCCAACACAAGATGAGTAAGGAAGACAAAGCAGACCTTACTAAATACATCACTGATCTAAAGTTTATTCCCGGCGGTAGATATTTGTACTATGCTGGCCGACCAAACAAGTTCTTCAATAATTGTTATCTGTTAAAGGCCGAGGAAGATACGCGAGAAGACTGGGCCAACATATCATGGAAGTCAGAATCTTGTCTTATGACTGGCGGTGGTATTGGTATAGATTATTCTGTCTATCGTGAAGAGGGGCGTATTCTCGCTGGAACTGGTGGGCTATCCTCTGGTCCTATTCCTAAGATGCAGATGATTAACGAGATTGGTCGTAGAGTTATGCAGGGTGGATCACGAAGGTCTGCCATTTATGCCAGCCTTAATTGGCAACACAGAGACATAGATAAGTTTCTTGAGTGTAAGAACTGGTATGATATGCCGGTGGGTAGTACCGGCTTTTCTATTGGTCAGGTTAAGGAGCAGGACTTTAATTTCATTGCTCCTTTAGACATGACAAACATCAGCGTAAACTATGACACTGAGTGGCTAATAAAATACTGGCGCACTGGAGAGGTGGGGGATGTCTTTGCAAAGAATGTCAAGCAAGCTCTTAGCACAGCAGAGCCGGGATTTAGTTTCAACTTCTTTGAAAAAGAAAATGAGACGCTTCGCAACGCTTGTACGGAAGTCTGTTCCGCTGATGATTCTGATGTATGTAATCTTGGTTCTTTAAACCTTGGTCGTATTGAAACTCTCAAAGAATTTAACGACATTGTAGAACTTGCTACAAAGTTTCTTCTCTGTGGCACACTACGGGCAAAACTGCCCTACCGAAAGGTCTACGATGTAAGAGAGAAAAACCGTAGGCTTGGTCTTGGCCTTATGGGTATGCATGAATGGCTTATCAAGCGTGGTTCTAAGTACGAAGTTACTGATGAATTGCATCAGTGGTTGTCTGTGTACAAAGGAATGAGTGATGTAACGTCTCAGAAATTTGCTGACACTCTGGGCATTAGTCGTCCTGTAGCTAACAGAGCGATTGCGCCGACTGGCTCGATTGGTATTCTCGCAGGAACAAGCACTGGAGTAGAACCAATCTTTGCCGTGGCTTATAAACGCCGCTATTTGAAGGGCGGTACACGCTGGCATTATCAGTACGTAGTTGACAGTGCAGCGCAGGAGTTGATTGATCTTTATGGGGTTGATCCAGAAAAGATTGAATCTGCTCTTGATCTAGCTGATGACTACAAACGTAGAATTAAATTTCAGGCTGACGTACAGGACTACGTTGATATGTCTATCTCCTCAACCATTAACCTTCCGGCATGGGGGAGTAAGTTAAATAATGAAGACACTGTTGAAGACTTTGCTAATACTCTTGCTTCTTACGCACATCGCCTACGTGGCTTTACTGTTTACCCTGATTCATGTCGTGGTGGACAACCACTAACCAATGTGCCATACTCTGAAGCAGTAGATAAACTGGGCGAAGAGTTTGAAGAAGGTGTAGAGACGCACGATATCTGTGACATTACGGGTCATGGTGGAAGTTGCGGGGTGTAAATGCTAACGTATTACTGCTTTAAAGAGGTTCTGCCCAAGGCATTCTGTGACGGTCTTATTTCTATTGCAAAAGAATTGGACAGTAAAGAGGCAGAGGTTTACAAAGATGGCGATGACAAGGTTCTTTCTGAAATTAGAAACAATCGAGTAGCTTGGTTGTCTAACCCTGAACTCTCAGAAATACTAGAGTTGTACATCGACATAGCCAATGAGAAGGCTGGGTGGGATTTCAATATAAACTCTTTTGAAATTCCACAAATATCTTTTTACGGCAAGGGTCAGTTCTATGACTGGCACGTAGATACTGGAGTAGAAAAACCTAGCGATCCTTATCTTAGAAAGATGGCTATATCTATTACTTTGAATGATGACTTTAAGGGTGGAGATTTTCAGGTTCAAAACTTTGTCCACCCGCAAGCACCAAATAAATTTAAGACAGTAAAGGAAATGAGAAGAAGGGGAAGTATAATTGTCTTTCCATCTTTTATCTTTCACCGCGTCACTAAAGTAAAAGAGGGAGAGAGATGTGCTTTAACTTGCTGGTTCAGAGGAGAAAAATTCTCTTGACTTTTACTTAACGATATTATATCATATGTGTACAGGCGTGGCATACGCGCGTCTGCATTTCAACTCGCTTTAAACAGGAGAAAAAAATGAACAATGCACTAGCTCAAGTAGATAAACTATTCCGTAATTTCAGTCTTGGATTTGATCGGTGGGAAGATGTTACACAACACCCCTTCTTTCTATTCCATTCTAATATGTCTAACAGTTTTCCATTTCATAATATCTATAAATCTAATGATGGGTATGTCATTGAAATGGCATTGGCTGGATACAACAAAGAAGATGTTCAGGTCGAAGAATCAGATGGATTTCTAACAGTATCCTCATGCATTAAAACCAAGGAGAAAGAAGATGAAACAGTTGTACAAAACATTTCAAAGCGTAGCTTCAAACGTACTTTCTCGGTTAGTTCAGACTTTGAAGTTACTAACGCAGAAATGCAAGACGGTTTACTCAAAGTTTATCTCGCTGGTAAAAAAGCCGAAGAAAACAAAAAAGTAATTACAATTAACTAGGTATGTTAAGTGGGGTGAGGATTGTCTTCACCCCACCATTTTATGAAAGACAGCATGTACGATACACCATATAAAGTATATGTAGGATACGACGATAAAGAGAAGACTTACTTCGATGTTTTGTCCTACAGCATTAGAAAATATGCTACAAGTCCTGTAGATATTATTCCCTTAAAACAAACTAATCTACGCCGAGCAGGTCTTTACTTTCGTTCGCAGTATATTAATGAAGACAATCAATTTGTGGATTGTTTTGACGATAAACCTTTCTCAACTGAATTTAGTTTCACTCGTTTTTTAGTTCCTTTTCTAAATCAGTTTGAGGGTTATGCCCTGTTTATGGACTGCGATATGTTTGTTAAGTCAGACATAGTAGAATTGTTTGAGCGGTACTGTGATCCTAAGTATGCAGTTAGTTGTGTACATCACGATCATACTCCACAACATCACTTTAAGATGGACCGGCGCATTCAGTCCAACTATTTCAGAAAGAACTGGTCAAGTTTAGTTCTTTGGAACTGTGAGCATGAGGCGCTAAAAGATTTTACTGTCCACGACGTAAGCACAAAGAGCGGTTCTTATCTGCACAGATTTGGTTTTCTTGAAAAAGAAAATGAAGACAATCTCATTGGCAGTATTCCCGAAGAATGGAACTGGCTAGATGCTCATTCAAATCCAAAGATTGATGCAAAGTGCGTTCACTTTACTACTGGTGGACCTATCTATAATAGCTGGGACGGCAAAAGAGAAATAGATAATAAGTATGCAAAAGAGTGGACAACACTCTATTCTGAGATGGTAAAAAGAAATGGTTAGATTTGTAACGTCCTTCTGTGGCAAACACTATGATGTCTACGCTAAAAAAATGCTTGAGTCTGTTGTGCGGCATTGGGCTGATGATCTTAAATTGATTGTCTACTATGATACTGTAACTGAAGAACAGAAGAAAGACTTTCCTCAATCTCCTATTATTGAATATCGTGATCTGGATGAGGTAGAAGACAGATCAAAATTCTTAGAGATTATGGCTAAACATGATGGAACTGAAGGTGGAAGAATAGAATATAATTTTCGCTTAGATGCTACTAGATTTTGCCATAAGGTTTATGCTCTTACTGACTACTTTCTTGAAGTGTCAGAGAAAGAAGCGCAGGGTGGTTGGCTTATCTGGGTAGACGCTGATGTTATAACGACAGCGCCAGTATCTGAAGAAATTTTATTTGATGCTTTTCCAAAAGATGCAGACTTGGTACATCTTGGTCGTAAGGATATTGACTTTAGTGAGACAGGCTTTGTAGGTTTTAATTTAGACAACATGCATAGCCACTACTTCCTTGCAGACATTCGTGGTTGTTATGACATTGGTGAAGTTACTGCTTACCGTGAGTGGACAGACGCTTTTATTATTACTCGATTCATTAAAATTTATGCCGCTCATGGCATGAAGGTTCATAATCTTAGTGAAGGTGCTGATGGTTTAGATGTCTTCCCTCAATCTAATCTCGGTAAATTTATGATTCACTATAAGGGTAATCGAAAAAACAAAATTAATGATGGTGCAGTTTCACCAGATATTAAACTGCCTCGATATAGCCAGCTTGCAGAACTTATTCGTAATTACAAACCGAAGAATATCGTAGAGGTAGGAACATGGAATGGTGGTCGGGCTGTAGAGATGGCTCTTGCGGCGTTTGAAAATGTAAACAAAGTACACTACGTAGGCTTTGATTTGTTTGAAGATGCAACTGATGAGACAGATAAAAAAGAACACAATGCAAAGGCGCATAATTCTTTTGATGCTGTAACAAAACGTCTAAATGACTTTGCTGCTAAGATGAAGGAGCAGAAAAAGAAATTTACCTTCTCTCTTCATAGGGGTGATTCAAAAGAGACTATGCCTCTTGCAAAAAAAGAACTAAAGAAGATTGACTTTGCCTTTATTGATGGTGGTCATAGCGAAGAGACTATTCTTTCTGACTATAAGCATCTCAGCCATGTTCCTGTAGTTACGTTTGACGATTATTATGCCAAAGATAAAGATGGAAAAGTTCCTGAAGATGAGTTTCTAGGAACTAATCGTCTTATTGAATCTATTGGAAAGGAAGACATGAGGTGCTTTGTTCTTCCTTCACAGGATAAAGTTAAGGGCGGTGGAACTGTTCATCTTGCTGTTCGATTGAAGACAGAAGACCTTGATGGATTGCCTAAGTCTCTTAGCCGTACACCTATCATAATCCAACCAAAGGACTGTGTGCCTAAACAGGAAATATTCGATAACATTAACGAGAATATAGACCTGATAGATAGCTGGGATTTTGTTCAAAACTGTGCAATGAATGAAGAACATATTATTATTGCATCAGCCGGTCCTTCTATTGACTTTGATGAACTTAAACAGGTGCAGAAGAAATATGACGCAAAGATTGTCTGCGTTAAGCACAGTTATCCTATGCTGTTAGAAGCTGGCATTCAACCGTGGGCATGTGTTATCCTTGATCCTCGTCCAATAACAGGAACAAGCACACATGGAATTGTGCGTCAGGAGTTATTCAAAGAGATTGACCCTCATACCAAATTCTTTATCGCTTCTATGACTGACCCAACAGTAACTCGGTTTATCTTAGAGAAGACAAAAAACGTATACGGTTGGCATGCATATTCACAAGCAGTAGCTGATATTGTCAGCGGTAAGGTAGAAGCTGCTCAAGAGATTAATATCGACAAAGAGTCTACCACATTTGTCACTGGCGGAACATGCTCTGCAATGCGTTCAATCGGTATGATGCATGTGTTTGGCTTTAGGAATTTCCATTTGTTTGGATTTGACTGTTCTATCGACGGTCTTACAGACGAGCAGAAGAAACAGAAATTAGATGACGGTGTACGTCCTAAGTATATGCCAGTCGAAATTAACGAGCATCACTTCTGGACTACGGGTGAGCTTCTCGCTATGGCACAAGACTGTGAGAAACTATTCGATCAACCCCAGATCGAAATGAAGATAAACTTTTATGGCGATAATACCCTCATGTCTCAAGTTTATAAACTGTCAAAGCAATATAATCCTCCTCACTATACAGACTTTATTCTGGAGAAAGATGCAGCATGAAAGAGCTAAAGGTCAGACAAGAAAAGTTCTGTCAGGCATACGTTCTTTACCGTAACGCTACAGAGTCAGCAAAGATTGCTGGATACTCAGAAGGGTCTGCTCACACACAGGGACACAGACTACTTCAGCGCGAAGACATAAAGCAGCGCATCGAAGAGCTAGAGAAAGAAGTTGAGACTCGTATTGATGTTGTATCTGAAATAGAAAATCAGTACACCTATGCCAAAAATAATGGACATACCAACAGCGCCATCAAGGCACTGGAAGTTTTGTCTCGCATTCGTTCAGCTAAAGAGGATGAAACACCTAAGTCAATAGCAGAACTTGAACAGGAGATAGTAAAATATCTTGAAGTTCTTGGTGAGGATGAAACATCAAAGTTGTTTTTGAAGTGTGATTTCTTTGATGAAGAAGATGAAGAGGCTCTTACCAGAGAGAAGGTCCAGCCAAAACACGATCCTGCCGCTGAGTATAGAAAAAGCAGGGAAGGACATGTGCTAAAATAGGCTAAATCCTCTGTAAGCCTGATAATTAAACGCACACGAGATTAGGGTATATTTTGGGGGTAGGGTAGGTAGGAGTATCATTGCCCCTACCGTACGGCTAATTTTAAGCCTTATTTTTTCCTAACTAGCCTGTTTTATGTCTGGATGACGACCATTGTGCATATGCTGGAGAGTATCTATATCTTTCTCTATCTGTTGCAGCTTTTCAGAAACAGCCCCTCTCCATTTGTTTTGTTCCTTAAGATTGTCGGGACTAAGAATACCAGACAAGACTGTAATCTGACTACGAAGAACTGACACAGCGTTTTCTACCTCGTCTAATTCTCTGTTAAGTTCATCGACGTAGTTCTTCTGTTCTTCCTGTATTTGTTTTAGAGTGTTGACCTGTGAGCGTACCAACGCCCATGCTCCAGACAGCGATGCAATAACTGCGCCAATTTGGAACAGTAGTCTTGCATCAACCTCCATTATGCAGACTCATTCTTAATATAAACAATAGAAAAGTTTGCAGAAACAAGGTTGTTTGCTCCAGAAGATTCTGCTCTTACTTCTAGGTCTGTTTTTTCAGGCACTGAAATTGGATAACGTATAAGAAAATCTGCAACACCGCCAGAACCAAGTGTCTGTTTCATCATAACTCGAAATACTCCACCCTGTGTGCGCTGAACCAACTGAGCAGTTATATATTGATTGGCATTAGTCGTACCAGTAGCAATGTTGACATGATCTATAAATCCTGTGTATCCAGCAGGAACAGTCCACATAGCCATCAGGGTCTGATTCTCATTAAGGGTAATGCGAGCATATGTCGTTGCGCCATTGGTGATGTTTAGATTGCCAGTAGGTGCTTGCGATCCGCTAACATAAGCACGAAAGACCCGAAGAAATGTCTGTGTTGTAGTGGCTGTACCAGCCCCAGCAAGAGTTACTTCTTGATTAACTTCGTTGTAATCTTCATCTAAACCAAAGACTATCACCTTTACACCATTATCGTTTGCTGGTGTAGCTGCGGTTGTTGTTACAGTCATAGCAACTGCAGAACTAGGATAGGCGTAAATACCTCCTACATCCCATACAGTTTCTTCCACACTGTTTATGTCTGGATTAAAGCCAAATTTGAAAACCGTTTTATGGTTTTCTATTTGATCACGTACCACCTGTAATTCAAATGGCTCGTGTTTTCCAAACCTTGTAACTGATGAAGGTATAGCCATATTATTCTCCTATACTAATTTCTGGAGGTTTTCCATTTAAGGTTCTACCTACATAAAACTTTTCCAGATTATACATTTGTCGTTTAAGATAATTTAATTCCTTGGAATAATTATACCCGGTTTTTTCGATTAGAGTTTGATTTATATCTCTAAACCGACTAGCCTTGTCTGAGACACGAACAGGAGAAAACTTCTCACTATTTATAATAGAGTATAAAGATTTCTTAGATGGTAAAAAGGCTGATTTTCTTTGCATGGCTTTAAGAGTTTTAAATAAGTCCTGTTTACCTATCAGCTTTTCCATATCTCTTGTAAGGTTCATCATAGCTTGTTGTGCAACAAACTGTTGCTGAAGAATATCATCGTACTGTTCTAAGATTTTCTCTGCATTAATCTCTGTTCTAGGGTCAGATAGATCATTGGTTAAATCTCTGATGAACTTGTTTCTATCTCCCTCATAATTTTTATTAATCTGGTTAAAGACAAAAGACATTGTTCTTTCAGGATTAAAGGTTTTTTCTTTTGCTCCAGCAAAGACAAGCCCATTCTTGGCTAAAAGTTCATAAAGCCCTTCTGGATTTGTGTCTGATGTTTGGAATATTTCTGGGTAGATAAACTGTTCTACCTGACTACCTGCATCACCAAACTTTCTGTATACACCAGAATCTTTTGCTACATCACTAAGGATTGAAAGATAACCGGGAGATATAGAACCTAATGCCCTTGAGAGATACTGTTCATCTTGAAAACCACTCTTTGCAAACTCAACCATGTTTTCAGAGAATTGAAATGCAAGGCTAGGGTCAACATATGGTTCAACTAAATCTACAAAAGACTGACCCATTGTCTTTAACAGGTCTTCTGATACATCCTCTCCCCTTGATGCTTTTAGCATTACTGGCGCGATTGCTGATAGAAACTGACTATCAGGATGAAGATAACTTAGGTTCACATATTTAGGCATTCCCTTACTATCTTTACCAGTTATAACTATTGCAGCGTTTTTGTCCCACTCAGGTATAACCCCTCGAAGAGCGTCAACAGCATCGCTAAATCCATTCATCTCATTAATAGCATATGCAGCAGTATACAACGCGCCTTGTGCAGCAGACCACTGCCCTAGCCTCGATATTCCCTGCTTATATAGTTGTTTATTTCCAGTTTCAAAACCCTCACGCATTTCATCCGTTGCAATCTTAAACAGATTATATGTATTGCGAATACGCTCTGCAGGATAGGCAGTGAAAGAACCTAGAACTGGAACTGCTCGCATCTTCTCTAATATCTTTGGAATACGGCCATACACCGGAGTTAAGTTCAAAGTTTTCTGAGCAGCTATTTCCTTTATATAATCTTCTTTGGTAGAAGTTCCTCTACCAACATTAAATGTCTGGTCAAACTCAGCTAACTTAGCTGCTTGTTGTTCTTTAGAATATGAATCAAATACCTTTGTTGCTTTTCTTTTTTCATTGGCAAAGACAGCTACTCCTTTGAAGTAGTCATCAACTCCCCCATAAAAGTCTCTGGCTTTCTTTGCAAGTTTTGATCCGGGTTTTCCAAAAGCAGCTAAACCACCGCTTTTAACTAGACGTTCAATTATAGTTCCATCATCTATTTTATCAGAAATATCTCCAAATTGTTTTAGAGTTTGGTTTAAATCAATATTCGATCCTCTAATACCTAACGCGGTATACTCATCTATTATTTCTTGTCTCGCTTCTTTATTTAAAGAAGACAAATATTTAGCACCATCCACAAGACCACGCAAATTTCCGCTTGTTACTACATACCCAGCACCACCAACAATATTTCTAACACTACCTAAAGGAGAATAAAAGGTCTTACCAGACTTTGCTAAACCTTGCGTACCGGAAAATATTCTGGCTGTAGCTCCTATCAAATCAGACCTAGTATAAATATCGTTTGCAAAACCTTCATTAAAAAGTTCTTTAATTCGATTTCCTTCTGTCTTTGTAATGTAGACATTCTTTAACGAATCATCTATAGCTTGGAGTGGCAGTTTCATTGCTGCATTCTTTTCTCTTTCTCCACCAGCTATTTTTTTAAATGAACCAACAAGAGGAACAACATCTTCTCCTAGTTGCTGTCTTGCAATAGCTTCTGGATTTACAGCATCAACTGGCACAGAAACAGCAATGCCCCTTCTAACACCATCAGCCGCTACATCCCTAGCCACATTAACTCTTGAAGCAGTATCTACAATACCATTAATAGTTTCTGTTAAACGAAGAGCAGGAATTTGATTGTAACCAATAAACTTTTTTATTGTAGGAGTTAATGCACTCTTCATAAGTTTATCAGTAGCTTTGTCTGCTTTCTTTTCCAAAGTTTTTACAGACACATTCTTATTGGATGGCATGTCTTTTAATCTTTGAAGCTCTATGTCATAGACTTGCTGTCTATTTTCCATTACAGTCTTGCGTGGGTCAAACGCGCCAGTTTCTTTTTTAAATCTTTTTGTTGGCGCGTATAAATCTTTACCCGCAGACCTTACAATTTTTTCAACTTCGTCATTTGCTAGTGTCTCTATATTTTCACCAGCATCATTCTTTGATATGTACCTGTTTGTATATTTAACCCACGATTTATTTTCAGGATTTAACAGCATGTCCTCACGTAAATCATCAAGTATATCTGGATTACGTTTTATAAAATCTTCATACTTTTCAGCACGTTTAGTAACAACCCACTTCTCAGGAACATTCCTGACATAATTAGGGTCTTTTTCAAACAAACCCTTAGTCTTCTTATTTAAACCAGATTCATTTGCAAAGGTATATGCTCTTTCTCTAAGATTAAAGAAATCATTTATTACTTTACCAGCCTCTTCGCTCTTTTCCGCTACGGCTGTAAGACTATTCCTATCTCCCTCTAGTGCTTTATTTATGAGGCTAGCTTCTGAAGCATAATCTCCTTTCTCAAAATCTCTTTCAAGAACAGTAGTAAATTGTTGTTGTAAGTTTTCCGCCTCATCCTTTAGAGAAGATACTTGTCCTGCCTGTCTTTCAATTAAACGGCGCTGGTCTTCAGTAGTAGCACCGGCAGGAAGTAGATTACGTTCCATCCATGCAACGCCCGACTCTACTCCTTCTCTTGCATTTTCAGGAAGTAAATCTAAAGTTTTTCTACCTGCTCTTTTTCCTAGCTGATATCCAGCACCGCCAGCAACATTACCAACCACACCAATTACAGGTGATGCTACACCCTCAATAATGCCTTGAAGAGCAGCTTCAGAAATATCAAGGCCATCGTCTTTATCTCTTAGACCAACCTCTTGCTGAATCTTTTGATTTATAACATTTGTTGCTACTCCACCAGTACCAGCAACAGTACCTTCAACGGCATAACTAGCTAACGCTGGCTTGCTTACTGCAGCTTTAATCTTTGCATTAATATATTTTTTAAGACCCTGCCTACCAGCTTCTTTTGCTGCTAATGCTGCAGCACCACCTGAACCTAAAGTAAATGCCGCTGCAACTGCAGACAATAAATTTGTAGGATCACTAACACCAGCTAGAAAATAATCACGTAGCTTTGGAGCGAGAGGAGCAGAACCTTCTCCGATAGTAGGAATTTTATCAGTTTCTTTTAGGGCATAACCAAGCAATATCTTGTTGTCGTCACTCATATCATCGACAACACCCTTGGCATACGGTGCAGCAAGTAAGTTATTTTCAAAAAATCTTCTTATTGTAAGGAAAGAATCAACAATATCTTTTTTATTGTTGTAGTCTACATCTACATTCAAATCTCTTAGAATAGAATAGATTCTGTCAGTTGAATCGTTATCAGCGATTATACTTTCATATGACCTTTCATTTTCAGAAGGTACTTCCTGAGTCTGTTCTTGAGCTTCAGCCACTATTTTTTACCTCGATGTTTTAAATACTAAATCTTTTGGAGGTGTTTTAGGTTTTTCTTCGCCTATCTCTCTCAACTGTTTGTTTATTTCAGCTACTACCTGTGGATCAGCACCATAATTAATTCTGTTAGCTAATAACAAATCCCTATCAAAAGTTTCTCTTATTTTCTTTACTACCTCTTGTCTTTGTATTGGGGTTAGTACACCTGCCGTCTTGGCTCTAATCCCCAATAGTTCTCCGGCTTGCCGTAATTCTTCCCGCTTAATAGCGTTTAGTAATTTGCGCTGTCTTTCTGCTTCTTCCTTTTTAGATGCAACAGCAGCAGCTTGTCCTAATTGAATACCTAAAGGTTTAGACGGGTCAGCTTGCGAATAACCAATTAATAAATCACTAATACGATCTAGCCGTGTCGATCCTTGCATAGCTTCTCGATACGGATCACCAGTCTTAGGACGTTCCATCAAAAAATCACCTAGTGAAGAAAGGCCTGAACTTACCGTTTCAAGAAATCCTCGTTCATTTGCTTCGTCTAAAATTGCTTGTTCCTCTTTAGTAAATTCATATGGCTCATCTTCTGGATCAGGAATATAAGAAAATCTAGGATCACCTACTAAACCTCCCGCCTGTAGAGCAACTGAGTTTTCTTCTTTATTCATATTAGCAATAGAAGCTAGTCCACCAAAATCAACAACCTCTACACCATCAATTTCTGATACAAGTTCAGGATACTTTTCTTTAACTTCATCAGACATAGGACCAACAACTTTAGGATAAGTTTTAGGATCATCTTTATATCTAAACGAATACATTGCTAAACCAGTAGCATCATCCGTTCCTATTTTTTTAATATCTGTTTTTTCTCTAGGATCACTCTTATATGCAGCATAAGCCTTCCCCAAACTACCCAAAAACCCAGACGCTTGTTGTAGGTAAGTAGGCTGTGCTTGTCCCGGTCCTGTTGCTGTTGTTGTTCCTGCAGCGCCAAGTGTTTGCTGTGTAGGTTGAATAAACTGGGAATATTGAGCAAGAGTAGCTTCTGGAAAAGTTCTTTCCTCTAAAAACTTTCTCTGGCTAATATCAAGGCCAGCTTGAGTTTGTCCACGCCTTGCTGCACCTACAGCTTCTAACCTTGCTATTTCTTCTGCAGTAGCAGCAGGAGCAACTTGTGCTAATCCAGTAAGCGCAGATGCTGCACCTAATTGACGCTGACGCTGTGCTTGCGCCTGTTCCAATGCCTGTTGATATGCTGCGCTTAAACCTCTTGCTCGAATATCACCAATCTCTTGCTCTAAGCCTCTACGCCGTTCTGCTTCAAGAATAGCCTCTCTACTTCCACCAAAAGCACCAGCCTGAACTGCTCTAACAGCTTGTTCCTGTGCCTGAATATCCGCCGCACGACGAGCTTCTCGCTCCTGAATATCAATTACTTGCTGAGTAAAAGGATCAATGTAGCTGGCAATTTCTTGTCCACTTGGAGCAATTCCCGCCATTGTAGCAAAAGCTGCGGCGGGTGTTGCATACCTTTGCGCCTGACCTACCTGTTCCGCAGTAAGAGTATAAGCTCTTTCCTGTTCTGGCGAGAATGGTGCAATCTCTTCGCCAGTGTAAGGAACATAACCTTCTTCCTTCCTTGTCTTATAAATATCCTGCGCTTCAGATAAAACTTCTCTTACATATGGCCTTAGTTCTTCAGGAATTTCTCTTGTCTGGACAGAAGTTGTTGTAACTGGAGGAGGTGGAGGAGGTGAACCAAAGAACTGCACACACTGAGTATTCTCGTTGATCGTGCCTGAACCACCCATAGCACGAAGAACAGCCATCTCATGTTTATTGACATGAGCCAGTTCTGTATCACCACAAATACCTTTACCAGACAACTCTTCATACAAAGAGTTATAAAGAAATATCTTTTCCTCTGTAGAGTAGTCTGAAAGTAGTTTAGAGAATTTGTTTTCCATATTCATTATTACAATTCCTTGGTTAATACAGTGGCGTATTTTTTATAATTAAACTTTTCTAGTTTTCTTTTCCATCCATCTCTGGCAATTATTTCTATATGCTTTGCATTGTTTTCTTTGGCATACTTTACAATAGCTGATTCGTCAGAGACACAATAATCTAACCACTCATCTATTGTATTTGTCTTTGCTCCTACTAAAGCAATAGTAACGGTATTCATTCTAGGATATTTATTTAACTGTGTTATAGCAGCAACTACAATTCCATTCTTTTCACTTAACCCCAACCATAGCTGCATACTTTCGTTTACAAGTAATTTATAGATATCTTCTAAATTATATTCCCCTGAATTTCTTTCTAATGGTTTGGCCAGTAAATCCTTTACATACGGCCATGTAACTTCTATGCAATTAGACCTAATCTGTGTTACTTCCATCTATACTAACGAACTTAATCCTTCCTCTGCATCAATCTGCGTTTGCTGTTCCTCTCTGCCAAAGGCTTGCTTGCGTGTGTCTTTTACAAACTGATCCAACTCATCTGAACCAGCATCAGAAGAACCATTACCTAACATAGAAACTACATCTGCAGGTAAGACATACTCATCCTTACTTAGAAGGGCATAGTCTGGATTACCACCTTCAACCCTAAAGGTAATCTCATCAGACATTCCATCACCTTCACCTTCTACTTGACCTTCAAAATATTTTCCTATATCACCGCCCTTACGAAATGATGCTCTAAGTCTTTCTGCAACTTCTTTTGCTCTTTTTGGAGTTTGTTTTGCCCATTTAGAGGCTAAAGCTGCTTTTTTAGCAGCATCTGCATCTCCAGCTTCAATAGCTTTTCTCATGTCTTTAAACTGATTAACACCCGCTTTACCCATTTGATATACCATTTCTGCAATGGGATTTACTTGCTTATTAGTTAAGTTAGGATAAAGCTCTTTTGCTTGTCTTACAGAACTGTTCCATCTTTTAAGAGCTTCATTATCAATAGTAGATTGGCTTATTTCATCACCAACTTTAAAGCTCTTTTTGCCCATGCTTTTCATTAAATCTTTGTCTACTAAAACACCAGCACCAAATGTTAGTTTTCCTTCAGAATCTTCATAAGCAACATATGAATTAGTATTTTTATTATAATATTTTGGGACGTTAAAGTAAGCATCTCCAAACTCTAATGGCCTTACAACCTCTTCAAAATATTCCTCATTAGAGTTTGAGTCTACTTTTCCACCATCTTGCATTGTAAGAATACCAGACAAACTCTCTTGGGGAGACATTTCGCTTACTTGTACTTCTTCCTGAATTTCAAAAGGAATGTTTTGCCGCATAGTTGTTGTAGGCATTACAGTTTTAGTACGGTCTGGTAATCCTTGCGCCATGTCTCTAACCGCAGACAAGTCTTCTCTTTCAGACTCTTCCCTTACACGGTTATCAATCATATTAGCAGCTTCACTGCCAGCACCAAAAGCAGCTAGCGCCGCAGCAAATGGTCCTGTCTTTTGTGGATTAGCCATAGCATATTGACCAGCAGTATTCATAACCTGACCCATAGCATCAGAGGGATTAAAACCAACAGGTACGCCAGTAGCTACATCTACTTCTTGTTGGCCTAAACTCTGTAGACCAGCATCAGGAGATGGCATTTGCATTTGTTGTACTTGAGCAGGGCGTTGAGCAGCTTCTCGTAGTTGCTGAATATCTGCAAGCCTGTCTAAACCCTCGAATGGTAAAGCCATTATAAACATCTCCTAATATCCATGTAGTTAGACTGAGGTACAGTCATGTCTGCATGTAATGTATTCTCACTATTATACAGTGAACCTTTTGAATATGCCATACCTTCAGACTTTGTAGCACCAAAAAAATCAGGTGGTTGTACTATGCCTTTGTTTACATTTTCTATAAATGTATTTTGATTTATTACTTCTAAAACTTTCTTATAGTCATACATTAGTTAAAGTCCACCCATCCAGTACCTTCTACATATCCTCTAAACTTACTTGCGCTAGCAGAAAAGGCTATGTCACCATTAGCAGGTCTTCCTATTTCAGACACACTAACGACAGTGTACACTTTCGTAGCTGGCGCTGCATCTACCTGTATGTCTCTTGCCTCAAGCAAAAACTTTAACTGTCCAGCATAAGCAAGAAGAGTATCATAAACTTTAGTCAAATCCTCTGTGTTTGTATATCGAGGTAATTCTGGATAAAGAAAAGCCATTAGCGTTTACCATCTGACTGAACTGCCAAGCGTACACTACCCCACTTCCATGAAGTATTAAAACTATCACAGGATACTCTTACATTAGCCTGTCTTCCTCTGGCTCTAAAGTCTACCTTTTGAGTTACAGTATTAATTTCAAACGGTCCTTTTTCAGAGTAGTTAGAAGCAGGGTATTCTTTTAGATTAACAGAAAATTGAATAGCACCTTGATTGATAGTATAATCAGGAATAATTTTATCCATGAACATAAGATTATTACCATCTTCTATATCAAAGTCTGCGGACTGTAGAAAAGATGTCAATGCCTGACCATCGCCAGTAAAGACAGATGTAGGTTCATTATCCCAGATATATTGGTCAGCCGCTGCAGATACTTGTCCTAGAGCAATCGTATTAGTAAAGACAGTAGCATCTTTAAATGTCGTATAGAAGCTAGTACCATATGCCCACGTATCTTCTTCATAATTATAAATTACATAAGCGTCTGGTTCTTGTGATCCTTCTTTAGGATAAAACCAGATAACTTCATGAAACTCTGAGTTTACTGCGGCATAGACTTTATCTGATTGAGTCATATTAAAATCATCATACAAGTATCTACGAACAGTACAGTCTAGTTTTTTAACTCTACCATCAAAGATATAAAAGTTATTCTCACTCATCCAAAATGAAATACCATCTACATTTACTGCGGCATGTGGTGAGATTAATCCACAGTTAGAACCTAGCTGTGCAAGAGAAAAGATAAATGGTGGACCAACATACTGTAGCGCATACATTGCCTTATCTGTCCAGACATGTATTGCATTACGTGTACGAACACCGCCCTTTAATGTAGTACCATCTACTACTTGTATTTCACCAGATGTAGATGACACTGAAGGTGTCCAGTTGGTATAGTCTTCTTGATCTGACCATCTAATAAGCAGTGGATTAAAAGTTCCTGAAGCAAACTCATTTGTACCAAAAGCAATAACATGTCTATCATTAGGAGAAACAACAATACTGTTTATACTTGTTGGCGCAGTAGCTACAATAGTTGCTCTTTCTGGTGAGGTGCTAGCATCTGCATCCCAGTGAAATAATTGACTACCACGACGAACAGCAAGCATGTCTTCGCCATAGTTATCTAATGACCATTGAGTTGCTAAGAACGTAATGTTAGAAGAATTAGCTGGACTATTCCATGCTCTTTCACCAGTAATCGAAGCGCCAGCATTATATACGCCAGCACCATAGCCTAAACCCTGAATGTTATTTAAATTTCCTGTAGGTAAAAGAAAGTTTAGTGTTGCTGTGCCAGCGTTTGTATCTGTACCTGTTGCTGCACTTGTTGTACTAATATAAAAGTGGTTTAATCCACTGGTGCTTACAGCCCTGTAAACAGGCCCACCAAAGCTACTTGCAGCAAAGTCAGTTGTAGCAAAATTATTAATTGATGCGCTAGTAAAGAAAATGTAGTCATTTACTGACACACCATGAGAATTTAAACTAACTTCGATTTTATTAGAACCAACGCTTGTTGCTAGACTACCTACAGTTCCGTCTGTACCTACTGTTACGGTACTGACAATAGGAGTTATGTCATAAATAATATCGTTGGTAAGAACATATAATTTTTGTTCTGTACCAAATGAAAGTAACTTTTCAGTATTATTACTTTGCCATGTTATTAAGTCTCTGGATACACCATCAAATGTAGAGTTAAGATGCTTTTCATATCCTCTAAAGTTTTCTGGCTTACCTTCTCTAAAACGAACACGATCACAATCATACCAAGAGCCATCTTCTGAGTAAGAAGTAGACTCTCGATGAATGCCCGGTCTTAGATTGAGCTTAAAAAGATTTGCTGCAGTGCTTGCCATGTATATCTACTGATTAAATTCGCTTATTTTCACTGATGAAATGACAGTACCACCTCCCTGTATAATACCGCCCCTATTCAAGAAAATTTCTTGCGAGGTATTTTCTCCTGCTCTAAAACTAAATTGAATAGGATTTGTATTAGATACTGAAACACTATATCGAATATAAGCCGTATGAACGCCATTGTTTGCAGTAGCTATTTGAAAAGGATAAGATGCAACTGCATCTGTGACAGAATTTTTAAATAAGGCTAATGTTATATTACCACCAACCGCAGTTCCTAAATTTACAAGTGCATTCACTTCAATTCTACTGCCAGAACTTTCAGGGGTAATTGAACATTCTAACTGTGTAATATGATTTCCTTCTGTAATTTGAGGAATAGTATTATCGGAAGGAATAGGAGAAGCGCCTAAACTTACAGCAGCGGCACTTTCAACATAAACAGGAGAAGGTAATGGACTTGCCCATACAGGATTAGCTCCTGAGCCTTGTGTTTTTAAGAACTGACCTGAAGTTCCTGCAGCTAAATTTTGTATGTTTGTCCCGTTATTATAAAGAATATCTCCTTGAGCATCACCACCATAAATTAAGTTATTTCCCAAACCATCAAAAGCAGAAGCAGACACTGTTCCTGAAAATCTGCCAGATACTGCTGACACTGAGGTGGCGTTGATCTGAGTTGCGCTAAAAATACTGGTAGATACTTCTGTAGCATTAAGAACGCTAGTAGATACTGATGTAGCAGTAAGGCTATTAACAGTAAATGCACTAACTGATGTAGGGAAAGAACTTTGATAGATATTAGTTCCATCCGTAGCAATCATAATGTTTTGGCCCTGCTCTAAAACACTGGCAGTATTACCAAGAGTTTTAATTTTAAGAGCAAATGAACCAGAAGTATTATTTCTAACAAAGTATGTCTTATCGTTTGAAGGAATAATAATTGAAGTTTCTGCGGTTAATGTTCCATCAAAAGACAGTACCGCATTACGCGACTGATCTGTTACACCATCTAGCTCTGTTAAAGTAATAGGGGTAGTTCCGCTAACAGAGACAATCTGATAACCTGCTACTGCCTGATCGACAAGATCAATAACATTCTGATTTAGAATATCACCCCAAGAGTTAGGGTTTTCACCATCAGCCTGTTTTTCTAGTCGAATATTTGTAGTGTACGTGCTTGCCATTCTTTAAACCCCTAAAGTTGGATAAATAATCAGGACATAGCCTATGTTATTTTCGCCCATATTTATTTTAATTACGCCTATAGACCTTCCTGCAAAGTCATTAAATTTATATGTCTCTTCTAATACCTTGCCACTTAAAATAAAAGAACTGTAATAACATCTTTCTTCTAAGGACAACTTCCAAAATATTTCATCAGCTTCTTTTTTTGATTTTGTTAGACCATAAGCTACAGCCAGTATTGCCCCTTCTTCTACACAGAAACTTTTATATGTTATTATATCTCTATTATTATCTACATCAAATTCATTTGCATAACTATTTAAAGAAAAAAGAAACAGATAAAAAATTGTAAAATATTTTAACATTATCTCGGATCTTCAGGCCATCCATTTTTTATATCAATTGTTTCTAGTTCTGAAACGCTGCTAGCATTATTAATCGCCGTTTCTAACTCTGCATGTTTATTTCTTAAATTTGTACGCCATGTAACTAAGTTACTGGGTTTAGCTTCTGATATTTCTTGCTCACGAATTACTATCCAATCAGTTTGTTGTAACAGGAAAAACAAAGTATTATTAATGCTAGATAGCATTGCTGACTTAACATCTTCTACAGAACGAGGCGTATTAATATATGTTCTAGTAACAATTCCATTTTCAAACGTATCGAAATAAGAATTGCTATAAAAAGTATTAGACTTATTTGAACCATTCTCTTGTATTTTATAAAGACCTATAGCTTCTCTTTCCTCATCACTCCATAAAGTAAATACTTGACTGGAATGCTGAACATCATCAATAGTAATAGGTTCTGGTTTATCTATAACTTTTACTATTGTATTATTTTTTACTAATGCCCACATTATATAAATATTCCCTTATTAAGCTATACTTACCAAACCACCCATTACAGGATAATAATCAGGAGCAGTTCCACTACCACCAACTCCAACACCTATACCACCGTTTGTACCAGTTCCTATTGAAGTTCTTCCATCTGAAAGGTCTAAATTGCAATCAGGATTAATAACGCCACTAAAATTGCCTAAAATTATCTGAGTAGCATCTCCATTAGTAGCATTCAACCCACCGCCAATTAATTCACCAGTTGGACTACCGTTTCTCTGAAAGTCAGTGTCTCCTATTGATCGAATAACTAACCAAATTTTACTTTCTCCTGTTACTACAGGATCAGTATTAAATGTATACTCGTTTTTTCCAGCCTGTGTGGCGATTGTTACACTTCTTTCTAATAAAGTATCAGGGCTAGAAACACCATCATGTGTCCAAATTTCAACAAATGAATTACTAGCCGTTTCGTTTGCATATACTCTTGCTTTAGTAACGGTAAGTGCTTCTTCTCCTTGACCACCCGAACCTAACAATATGTTAGTATTAAATACCATTTACGAGTATTCCTTAGTCAAGACAGAATGAATTTTTGTGGAACTGTAAACTATATAGTCTAGTCTGTCAACAGCATTGATAGAGGTAGATAGTGTAGGTGCTGTACCAGCGGGAAATTCCCAGCTTGTTCCATAAGACAATGTTCTACTTCCTGTTCCGTCCTGAACAATAAAGATACTTCCTACCTGACCAGCATCAGCATTGGTTGGATTATCTAGTGTTCTATTTCCTGCGAGAGTAACAGCAAAATTTTGTCCTGCATCAAAGTCTACAGCAATATTTGCACCATCAGTTAAAGCGTTTATCTCTGCCAATGCAGACTTAGTAATATGAATTTGTTTTAATGGTGTAGCTTGACCAACACCAATTAATCCACCAACCTTTAAATCGCCACTAACAGACGCGGATGTTTTAACTACAAGCGTATTAAATGTACCACTATCCGCAGATATGTCTCCTTCTAGGATAGTATTGATGGATGTAATAGCTGCAGCATTAACGCTGGTAAGAGCAGATACATTTGCTACAACCGTATTAATTGAGGTTATGGCTGAATTAATACTGGTAATAGCTGCAGCATTAACACTTGTTAAAGCACTAACATTTGCTACAACCGTATTAATTGAGGTTATAGCTGAATTAATACTGGTAATAGCTGCAGCATTTACACTGGTTAAAGCGGATACATTAGCTACAACCGTGTTAATAGATGTAATAGCTGCGGCATTAGCTGACGCAAGAGCAGAGACAGCCTGAATATCTGCTGATGTTGCTACTGCATCTCCACCTACAAATATTCCTGTTGTAGCATAAATATTAGCTGCAGAAACTGCACCACTCATTTCTAAGTCTGTGCCGCTAACTTTTCCTAAGAAAGAACCTCCGCTAACTAAAGTAAGTTGATTAATTGTAAATGCAGAAACAGATGAAGGTGCTGTAGGAAGATTAGTTAAATTAGAGCCATCACCATAATAAGTAGATGCTGAAACTGCACCACTAAATTCTGCGGCAGTGCCGCTAACCTTACCTAAGAAAGAAGCACCACTAACTACTGTAAGCTGATTGACTGTGTAAGCAGAAACAGATGTTGGAGCAGATGCTGTAATACCTGTTAAATTAGAACCATCACCATAATAGGTAGACGCACATACCTGACTAGCAATTACCGCTGAGTCTGCGGTTATCTTTCCAGAAGAACTTACATCACCTTGAACTGTTAGTTTACCTGTAGTTAAAACTTCTGAGTTACTTATCTGCAGTGCAGAGTCTGTTCCTTCACCGTCAGAGATTGGACGTAGTGTAGTGTCAATGCCACTATTACCATTGCTTACTTGAAGCAAATCTTTATAAGTGTTAGATATAAGTTTACCAGTAAGTGTTGCCATTATATTGTGTTCCAATAACTATCTGTGTCTTCCCAATTCGTGCGAGCATTTTGCCACTCTATACCACGATCTGAGTTTGACGGTGGGCGGGGATTACGAATATTTTCATCATCTCTTACATTTGGTGTTTTATTCTGTGGATGGTTTTTCAAATCATAACCACCCTCATAATCAGTAGGACAAACAAGCATACCATAGCTGTTCATACGCATTACTCTGTGTGGATATCGAAAACCACACACATCGCATATAGCTTTAGCGTTTTTGTTGCTTGCCATTATTATACTCTATTTAATCTAGGTAAAAAATAAGCACTTGCCCTTTCTCTGTCTTCGTCCATAGCGTGCATTAATCTTTCTTCATACTCAGCCTTTAATAATGTAATACGACCTGTATCTATGCCGGGACGTTTCATTGACATGTAATAAGCCAAGCCTGTAGTGAGACATGGATAAAACCTACGAGAAATATCTGCGTTCTGTCCTGCAGATTTATTTACATCTTCAGTATACTTTACCTGTTCTAGTTTAACAATATCTGTTGTATTTTCTGGAATAGGCCAAAGGAACAAAGTAGGATTGTTTCTATCTCTACGAATAGCATACTGAGTAGGTCTTCCTGTTTGACTTTTACGAGGAATTTTTAAATACTCTTCCATAGTAATACGTTCAAGCTGAAGGTCTACATTGTCTCTATTAAGAACTGCTTCAGTAATATCAATGGTGCTTGACGTTAGCGCATAAGATGTTACACTGGTAGAAACTGAAATAGCCGTTGTACCAGCAGTCCAAAGAAGAATACCACGATTTTGCCAATCCTGAAGAAGAAGATTAATTGACCTACGAGCAGACTTAGGTTCATGTCCTAGTGTCTGCTCACCGCCAATCATTTCCATTGCTTCTTGAATAACTTCATCAATGTCCATTGAGAAGTCATATGTTCCGCTAGTGGCCATTTAGCTTATCCTAGTCTTTGTATTCTACAGTAACACCATAGTCATAGTCTACAATAACATCCTGCTCCTGTGCCTTAATCTGTGGACCTTTACGAGCAGCACCATAACCCTGACCAGTAGGACGACCTGTCATTGCATCAATGTCTTTATCTGTACGTGGATTTTTAATCCAGTTATAAGTATATTCTTTAATATTTTCCATTTTTAATTCTCCGTTTGGGTTTGCGTTTAATACGCTTTTTCATTGGTGGTTTAGTAATCTGTTGACTTACTTTTGATCTACCAATAGCCATTACTTTTTCTTTACCTTATACATAGCTCTTGCCATTTTATCTCCAGCTTTATTTTTAGCTGTATTAGATAAATCCTTAAAGTGCATTACACGCTTAGAACTTTTAGTGTGTGTTTTTCCGCTGTGAATAGAACCATCAGGCATTTTATGAACCTCACCGTAGTAAGGTGTTCCGTCCTTAGAAAAATGTGTCATACCTTTTGCCATTATCGTTTCTTCCTTCCGCGTACCAATTTCTGTCCTTTAGGTGGAGATTTTTTAGAACCACTTGGTCCTGCCCAAAAAAACTTATCTGCCCAGTATGCAGGGCTTGTTTTACCTCGTGCAATGTTTTTAGCGTGTCGTGCCTTAAAAGATTTACGTGCTTCAGGAGAATAATTATGACCCATCTTCTGATCGCCAAAACGAATAATCTTTACTTTTTCTCCATCTTTTACAGCAACAATACCTTTTTTGGTAGGATGGCTAGGAGTTTTCTTTGGTTTATTTAAACCTGATAAACCATAGCGCTTTAGTTTATTTTTGTCTGACTCAGATAATGCCATTATTTTGTCTTCCTGTACTTTCTAACTTTCTTAGCTATGGTCTTAGGTTGTTTTACAAACTGTTTGCCTTGCTTAGTTCCTTTACGTTTAGCTGCAGTAGTTCTAGCATACTCGGAAGAAGACAAAGACTTAATTGCTTTTTCAGGAAGATAACGCTCACCAGTAGCTTTTGGTCCTTGAGTAGATGGTTTACCTGACTTAGTACGCCACTTTTGCTTTGTCCAAGACTTTAAACTTTTTTGCTTTTTAGTAGGACCAGACTTATAACCACCACCAGCCTTTTTATATTCACTTGCCAGTAGCTGCGCTTTTCGTGCAGACCACTGACCAGCCTTACCACCCTTAGTTCCAGACATAATTTTATTCTTTAGTCTTTCTCGTAAGGCTGGCTTAGTGTAGGTATTAGCCACGTTTTTTCTTCCTTGTCTTACTTTTTCCTGCACTACTTAATGCTATTGCTATCGCTTGCTTTTGAGGATACTTTTCTTTCTTTAGCTTACGAATATTAGAGCTAATAGTTTTTCGGCTTGAACCTTTTTTTAGTGGCATTAGTAAAGCCTACCACCACCGCCATTGCCACGTTTGGTTTTAACCATACCACCGCCCATCATAGCTTTGCCATAGCCACGTTTGGTTTTAACCATACCACCGCCCATCATAGCTTTACCATAGCCACGCCGAGCTTTACCACAGCCTTTGGGTGAACCTCCCTTTTTCATTTTCATCTTCTTACCTTTACCTACTCGACCACCTTTGTAATCACCCTCATAAGTTTCTTCTTCTTCTAGCCTTTCTTTAATTTCCTCAGAAACAGTTTTATCGTCTAGAACTTCTCCTATATCTCTTCCATACTCAAACCCTGCCCTTCCAGCAGCACCGGGATATGGCGCATACTCACTACCATCTAGCTTAGGTTCTGTCTTAGGTCCTGTCTTAGGTCCTGTCTTAGGTTTATCAGCTTGTTTTTTCAAAGGAGTTATTTTAAAAGGGCCTTTTACTTCTACAGCTTTTCCTAAATCCTGTTGCATTTCGCGCACAATTCGTTTTCTCTTTGTCTCAGGACGTGCTTTTGGTTTTGGTTTTTTCTTCTTCTTCGCTTTCTCTGCTGCTCTTTTTGCTCTTTCTTGAATTTTCTTTAAATCTTCTGGTCTATAGGCCATAATAAATCTCCTTTAACTTTAGTATAGGCGGTTGTGTGAACAGGGATATTTAGCAGCTTTCTTTTTGTAGTCTTTACTGGTTGGACGATTTTTAGCTGCTTGGTTGTAGTCATTACCAACACGCCCACCTTTTTTCATTTGAGAATATTTTCCTGTATCTGGATCAAATACTTGATTACCATACATCATATCTGATTCATCTTCTTCATCTTTAATGATAGATTTTTCTTCCTCTGTTAAAGGTTCTTTATTGCCTTTCTTTTTTTTAATACTAAACCCACTATCCTTATCTAGCTGACGCTGATAAGCCATAGCAGGACTTTCATTTGGATTAAGCGGATCAAAAATAGGACCGGGCATAATAAACTCCTTGATTAGTTTGAATTTGCGACAAGAGGATTGTCTGCTCCACCGGGACTTGCTGGTGTTTCCATATCATCCCTACGTGTGCGACGAGCTTGATTACGTTGTAGCTCAAGAAGCTGTTGATACTTAGTATCGAACAACTGAGCAGTACTGTAATCTTTTTGAAAGATCATTGCCTCTACCATTGAAGCATAGAAAAGAAGATCATAACAAAAATCAGTAAAATAATTTGTAGGTGCTGCAGATGTTAATGTAACTGGTCGTGATACGTGTACTACCTGACCATTATAAGTAGATGCTGGCGTAGGAGCTACTAGAACAGTAGAATTATTTCGTGGTGCATAATACTTAGGTTCACCAGTAGAGGAACTTACAGGCCAATAGTCATTGATATATTCGTCTGTACGCTGCAGTAAATTAATCTTGGTCGAGTTACTGACAATGTTAATGTTCTTAACTACTCTAGTTCCTGATGGAAGTGTAAGAATATTATTTCCAGAAGACACTGCAACTGACGTATAAGACACTAAACCATAATCGTCTAGGTCTTTTGTCAGGCGATCCTCTGCACGATTGACCATGTTGGGAATGTAGTTGTAAAACTCAGTCCCATCGTTTTCACATGCTTGAATAATATCGTTGACTAGGTAAGAATAATTAGCCATAGAAAACTGCTACTGTTGCTGCAGATGTTGGTGCAGAAACTTTAACTGGTCCTGCCATCTGAATACCAAGGTCATTAAAAAAGATTTCATTAGCATCAGAAGCAGTAGTATTTACAAACTTAATATTATTTCCTTTTACTGTTCCATAAGCATCGGTAGACGTACCAGTAATAAGAAATGTACCAACCCCTGTTGCAAAGACAGAACGGATACGAGTATCTGCAAGCGTGACACTTGAAACAGTATCTAACACTGCGCCACTACCCGTAACAAATCCTTGACGAATATTAGTTGCCATTTGTTAGTCCTTTATAAAGAAATTAACTAGCTATATTATATAACAATATATTTAATTACAAAAGCAAAGGGTGGAGAAAAAGATTGTAGTTCCTCTTTCTCTCCACCCTATAATTAGCTTAATTTAAATGGAACTTAGGAAGAACCTGAAGCGCCATAAAAACCACGCCAGTCGGACCAACCAAAGCTGTAACGCTCACGTGCCTTAAACCGAAGATTGCCTGTATCAAAGTCAGGTTCCATCTTGGTTTGAAGTGGCGCACGAACAAAACACTTTGTGCCGTTTGGAGCATCAGTACGAATGAACCATGCATTTGTATCAGTGAACCGACGATTTACGAAAAAACCGCCCGGAACTAGACCCTGATTACGAATGCTGTTAATGTCATTGACGTTAGTTGCACCGTTTGCTGGGGTGGTTGGGTTTACGCCAATCGTGGTTGACATTGCACTGTTAAGAATCTGATCTGCAGTGAATGCAAGATCAGGTGGTACATGTAGTGATTCAGCCTGAAGACCGATAAGAATACCACGATCATCCTTTGCCTTTGAAATGGTAATCAGAGCAGTTTCTAGAGCAGCTTCTGAAAGGTCAGTAGCACCTAGAGTGTTTGACTGAGTACCACCACCAACAACTGGATGTGAGCCACTAAATAGTGCCACACCATCACCGCCAGTATAAGCAGCGTTAAAGCCGTTGTTGAAAACATCTGCAGCTTTAACCTGTTTGGTGTTTGCCATTGAACGTGCTAGACCACGCGCACGTAGCTTGGCAAAAGTGTCATAAAGGTTATCTTCCATAGCTTCTTCAGTAACAGCAAAGGCAAGGCTGATTGTCTCGTGAGTGTAACGAGCAGTGTAACCTTCCTGTGCGTCATCATACTGAACTGCAGCACCTTCACCCTTAACAGGTGCAGTACCAAAGCCGGTGAATAGAACTTCTTCCTCAAATGCACGATCTGACTGTTCGACATCAAAGAGTGGAGCATGTTCGTTGTCCACGTCATTGTATTCAATGCCAAATACTGCATTTAGACCGGGGAGTAGTTCCTTCGCAATACTAGAGCGATTAATAGCCATATCTAATTACTCCCTTCCTTAGTTGGCAGATGCGTCAGCAGAAATGTACGCATCGACATGACGAACAATACGAACTTCAACCTTGGGGAAGGCACGTTCTGTATCAACGTCAATATCATTGCCCGGTTCGTCTAGGACAGCGATTGGACGAAGCATACCGCCAGTACCAGTGGTACGTGAGCCAGCTTCAATACCAAAGCCTGAACGCCCGGTATAAGTAGAACCAGCGCCTAAAGTACAGCTAAAGTTCTGTGAGTTAATATCACCAACGGATAGAGAAGCATCAGCCTGAACAATAAATGTAGCCTGTGGATCATCCACAACGTAAGCTACAATATCTGTGGCTGAAGTATTGGCGGGCCAATAGTTAGAAAACTTCTGTTCGCCATTAGCAACGTATTGACAACCAGTGAAAACACCAATCGCTTTTTGCGTTGAAACGCTTAGACCGACAACATACCCATCTGCATTACAAACGATATCGCCGCTAAAAAGGTTTGTTCCAAAACCACTTTCAATGCGATATGAATTAGCACCAGTGCTGTTAGCACCACTACCACGTTTGCGAGAAGGAGTAAGGCCGTTTAGTGCTTTTGTAGTAGACATAACACTATTCCTTTCCTTGTTTTAAAATTACTATGACAAACAGGAAAGCTATTCTTGAAAAGAAGCTTGCCTTCCTGTAGTTATTCGCGAGCGGCTAGAGTTTGAAATTGGCATACGTGAATCTGAACTACGCATTAACTGAGCGTTTACAGCGTCTACCGCATCTCTACTCTTTTGCTCATAAAATTCCTGACGAGATTCAGCTAGGTCGTAAGGCATTTTTGCCAAGGCCAAGTCTCCACGACAGACTGCTCCTGAATAACGTCCTTCCTCTCTCACGACAGAGGAGTGCAACATCTCTGGAACTTCTTCAGATTGTACAAACTCCCAACCTTCTGCTAGACGCTTGCCGATATTTTGAATATCGTCATTGCCTTTGAGTGTCATGCGTATCCATCGTAAGGCCAAGCCTTCATTCTGAAAACGCTTAGTAACAGTTTCTGGAATTTGTAACCAATTAGGTTCTTCAAACGTCCGGCGTGTTTGAGTTTCCCTAGTAGTTGCAGTACGTGAGTTAGTTTCTCGTGTCATTGTAAATTTTCCTTCCACGCTTAATTAAAAATGCTAGTATATTCGCCGTCAGCCTTTTCGACTTTCAACTTTTCAGCAGCATACTTTTCAAGTGATATACCCCACTTTTGAGCTAAACGAACATCTTCTTGTGTTAGTTTAATTTTATTACCCTTAGAGGTTTTTGGTGTGCGTGACGCACCAGCAACAACTTGAGCAGAATTTGACGATGTATCCTGCAAACGAGGTGTTTCAGGTTCTTGGGTATTTTCGCCCTGAAACTTTTGAGGATAACGACTATGTAAACGCTTGTCGATTTCCTCGTAAAAGTCATCATCAGAAGGATCGTATCCTTCTTCTTTTAATTCTTGGTCAACAGCTAAAGCAGCGGTTGTCATAATTTGGTCTTTACCAAACCAGTCATTACGTGTTGCCCACTCAACAGCTTTAGGATCATACTTAGGAGTTTTGTTTGTCTGCTCCTGTTGTACAGGCTGTTGCTGTTCTAACTGTGTATTATAATTTTCCCATGCCTCACGTTGACTATTAATTTGATTTAGTTCGGCATGAGCTTTACTTATAGTTTCTTGTGCTGCAATTTGAGCATCAATATCGCCATTCTCCACAGCCTGACGATACATAGTTTTAGCAGACTCAAGATTTAAGTTTAGTTGATTTTCACTGCTATCAATAGAACTTTTAAGTGAATTAGAAAGTTGTTCTTCTTTTTGATTTAGTTCACTTTGAAGACTACTAAGACGCTCTTCCATCTGTTGTAGTTTTTCATCACGTTCTTTACGCTGACGAATTAACTGACGAATACGCTTCTCTGCGCCTTTTGTTTCAATACCTTCTAATTCTTTTGCTTCTGGCTGTGTATTTTCATTAGTAGCTTCTACTTGCTCTGGTTTTGCTTGAACCTCTTCTTTTTCTTCTTCTTGAACAACTTCTAAAGGTTCTTGCTCTTCCTCATCTTCTACTTCAAATTCAACAGCTTCTTTTTCTTCTTGGTCTTTTATTTCAATGGTTGACCATTCCTCGTTATCAATACTCATTTATTTTCCTTTACATACCCGCTAGTGGCGAACCTAACGAATTGAGGTTTATCCTTCGCCTATATATATTTTATTATAAATAATAAAAATATACAAATTTAGTTTGAAAGATTAAAAGTCGGGTCTAATACTTCTGGACTTTGTACTTTCATAATAATCTGGTCATCAAATAAAAGAAGCAGCTTTACTCCTTTGTAAACCATCTTTTGACCATTAAACTTTCCGTAGGAAACATAGTCACCTTCTGAACACCACTTTCCTAATGGGAATTTTTCTTTGTCTTGATAAGCCAGATCACCTAGCTTTAAGACCTTACCAACTGTAGTAAGATAAGAAATATCTTCCTGTGTCTTTTCAGGAATAATAATTCCACCCTTTGTTTTTTCTTTTACATGCACCGGCTGTACTAAAACGTGATAACCGGGAAGTTCAGGCAAATCATTTACATCAATTAACTGTGTGTCTTCATTTGCCCAGTCTGAATTATTAATAGACTTTTCCATAGGTACTGCTTGCATTTAATCCTCTTCTTCATAGATACGATGTTTTACTATATGTTTCAGTAAGTCCTTTGCCCATTCAATTCCTTCAATAAGACCTACTGCTTGACGATATTCATCGTAACTAGAAGCATTGCCATACGCAAGAGATTTTTTTGTTTCTTCTAATTTTTCATCATACTTTAAATTTAATTCGTCCCAAAATTCCATTGTTATCCTTTATTACGTTCAGAAACAAACTTACTCAACATGTCTGCAGCTTTAAGAGTTTTGTCTCGATCAATGTTTGCTTCAGTGTCTGCCAACTCAAGCAGTGCCTCCATAGCCGCAATAGCCTTCTTAGATTCTCTATCACGTTCTGAATCTTCTGCTTTAGCAGTAATGTTAGCACCTTCTTTGAACATATCCAACTGAATTTGTAACTCTTTAAGGTCAAGTTCACGCTCTTTATTAACAGCATTAACTGCTTCTTTAGCGGCTTGTGCCTGAATCTTCTGTTGCTCAATGCCAAGTTTCTGTCCTTCAATCTGAACAAGCTGCGCTTCAGGAGACATGGCCTGTTGCTGCATAGCTGCAATTTGATTTGCTTGCATAACTTGCTGTGCGGCTGTAGCCATAACCGCTTCAATAATTTGAGGATCGTTGGGATTAATGCCCTGCTGTTCTGCTTGATCGCCATATGCAGTAACAATGTTTTCTGTAATACCAGTAATTTGTTCCTGATATTTCAGCATTAAATGTTCCTGCATGTTTGCTTCTAAAATTGGAGCAATACGTTGCATTAACGGATTAGCACCATTAGCAGGGTCTTGTAGGTACATAGTCTTAACCTGAATGTGAGCATCATGGTTTTGACCGGGAAATGCTTTAATTGGCATACCCTTAACTGAAGCAGCAATATCACTGACAGGATCAAGCGGAACAGGTTTTGGCTTGCTTGGCATAATCTTATCAAGATTAGGAATATTTGCTGCATTAAGGATTGTTTTATTTAATTCTTCAATATCAAACATTCCCGGTGGTGAAGACTGAGCAAGCTGTAGTGCAAGCTGTGCCATCATCATGCGGTGAGCAGATGAAGGAATGTTTGGATCAGAAACAGGAATAATATCAATCCTGCCATCAAAGTCACTACGATAAATCTTTAGTGTTCCATTTGGAATGTCACACATTGATTCATCAGGAAGATACTCGTAGTTAATTCGTCCTAAAAGTTTAAACTCATCTTTCTGAGACTTGTGCAGACGTTTGTGAATTGCACTAAAGAATTTGCTGCTTGCTTCTAACAGCGCCATTGTTGTTCCGACAGGCCCATAGTTTACACCTTCAGCCACAACCTGCTCTGTTGTGTCGGCAAACTTCTGTGCTGTGCCAGTAATAAACGTAAGCATCTGTAGAAGTGTTTGTGATGGTTCTTTATAGGGTAGATTGATAATCATCTTTGAAAGATCATTACCAGTTGCTTCTACTTCCTTAAACTCACCCGGAGCAATAGGATCATTATCTCCTACAATACGCATACCCTTTGCTTTAAATCCACCCGGTAGATTAGCAAACTGACCAGCATCTACAAGACTACGCATAGCTGCAGTTGCAGTCATGGTAAGATTACCAAGGAAGTGAATTAAACCTAGACCATAAAAACCAAAGCCCGGTACAAAACGATAGTGAGTAAAGAATACTTTCTTTTCTCTGCGCCTGTCTTCCTTATCGTAGTTTCTACGAATAGACAAAATCTGACGACTTTTTTCTTCGATAGTTACGATGTAGGGCAGAGCCAATCCATCGTCATCTTCATAACCTTCTAGGTCCAAGTAGCAGTGCTGTTCAAGAAGAACATACTGTGGATCATTATCACTGGAAGGAGATAGACCCATAATAGTATCCATCTTTTGTGACATTGGTGTTGATTCAGGAACAGATGCTTTAGGAAGTTCTACATCTGCATACATTCCTGCTGCAATGTCTCGACGCATTTCAACTGGTGAACGATAAATAACATGAGTGTATCGGTCTGCCCTACGTAGGTCAGTAGCATAGTAAGACACATAAAACTGGTCAATAGGAACAAACTCTGAAACAGGACGATTCAGTCCTGAGTCAAAGTAAATCTTTTTAAAGGCTGAACCAATGAGAGGAAGATGAAACAGCATACGTTCAAACTCATCGAAGTATTCTGTCATCTGATCAGTTACTTGGTAGTTCATAAACTGTTGAACACGCTGTGCCTGTTTTTCTTTTTCTTCTGACACATCACCAATAATCTGAGACTTGACTGGTCCGCTGGCAGGGAATAATTCCTGAGTTGCTTTGGATTGAAACTTAACTGCAGACTCAATTAAAATAGGATGTACTGCCGTGCAAGCACCTTCAAATGGCTCTGATGCTTCTTCCAGCTTTAGACCTAAAAGATCAAAGCCACGCTCAAACATACTTTCCCATTCAGCGCGACTATCTTTGTCTGCTACAAAGTTATCATATACATCTTGTGCAATGTCTTCCAGTACATCATCATCAATGTCGTCAGCGAGGTTACGATAAAACTCTTCGTCTGTTTCTTCTATTTGTTCTTCAGACAGAAATTCTTCAGGAGAATTTTTAAACTCTACTACTACACCACCGTCTGACTCATCGTATTCAATAGTAGCTTCTTGATCCGTATCTTCCTGCTCTGTTTCTATTTCAATCTTTGTAACATGCATTTCTGGAATAGGATCAAATGGATTGCGTTCAGTTGCCATGTTTTATATTGCCCTTACTGTATGTGTCCTTGTACTTCAAGATAAGATAACTATTTAAATTTTTAAAATAATTATCCCATGAATCAAAATCTTTTCTTAGCGGTTTTACCAACGAGTAGTCTATTCCTTTTTTAAAACTAAATTCTGCCATAAGTGCTATTTACTTTACCGAGCATTCTTAACAATAGAAGCGCCAAAGTACAAACCTACAATAGCAGATACTAAATGCGTATCAAGAGGAGTAATAACCAAACCTTTAAGTTGTTTCCATTCGACCACTTCCTTTCCTTCTAGGAAAAGAAAGCCGGGATTAAACTGAGTATACCCTACATAGACATCCAGATCAGGCCAGAATACTCCCAGTATTTTAGGCCAAACAATAATAGCAAAAACTGCAGTAATTGCTATAATCCTGCGAGTAATTTGAAATCCTTTGTTTTCATAACGACGAGCAAGATCAGTAGCTTCAGACTGAGCAGCAAGACCTTTAATTGCTCTGTCAAAAGCCTGTTGCTTTGCTTGCATACTTTGTGACCAAATAGATAGTAAGCCAGACAGTAAGCCTGATCCTATCATGGTAATTAATTCTAAAGGTATAGGCATGTAATTGCTCTTCGCACCACTCGTTAATTATACCATAAAATAATAAAAATTATTATACAGTTAAACTCGCCAGTATGCAACTCGCTTCTGCCTTCGCGGGTTTACATCATCTTCCCAATCAGGGTCATCTGGATGTTCTAATCTCCAACTATCTTTGACGTAGTGAATAGCCATAGTCATAGCATCTACTTGGTCATCATGTCTACCGTAAGGAAACATTATCATCTCTTCATACAGTTCTGTTGACCAACCTTTTCCATCGGGTAAAAATACTCTTCCTGACTCAAGCATAGGAGATGCAGAGATAACTCTGCTTACTTTATCTCTGTCAGGAGTATATTCCAATACTGGTAAACCACTACGTCTCATATCCTGTATCAAAGACTGACCACTAGCCTTCTTTTCCACGAGACAAAAATCTGGTTTATGCTTTCTGTATTCTTCTTGTGCTATACGCCTAAGATCAGGATATTCATATCTTCCTCGCTTACTTCCTAACAAAATAAGATTAGAAGCTACATTCTCTTCTCCTGTTTCTGGATTGTCATCATAAAAATAAAATACACCCCATGTCTGAATAACAGAGTAGTCTGCGGTTGTCTTGGTAGAGAATGCTGTATCATATGTTTGAAGAATAAAATCACAACTGGGAGGATCGCTATACTCCCACCAATTAATCCAATCCTTTTTAATCAGACTACCCTCGTCAGGCGTAGGGTTTTGCATATACAGGCTTTCCCAGTACTTAGACCCGTTAGTAGCTCGTATCTCCATCTCGTCCTGTCTTAGAACTTCATCACTTTTCCATTCAGGAAAGTAACTTGTTCCTTCTGGAAGACCTAAAAGCCTACTAGATTTTTCATCTACCCACGCGGGAATACTAATTACTTCCCAGCGCATCTTTGTGTCTACGTCAAACTTTTCCTGTTGCTTAAGTAACCACCCGCATAAATCATCGTAGTGATAACGAGTGTTAATAATGATAATTGCGCCGTTAGGCATAATACGTGTTCTAAGGCCTGAAGGCCACCACTCCTTGATGTATCTCCTTCCTGCATCAGAAAAACTATCTTCTTCTGACATAGCATCATCAAGAATAGCTACGTGTGCGCCACGCCCAGCAATCTGTGATCGTACACCCGCAGCATAGTAACTACCATTGAGGTTTGTCTTCCACTTACCTGCCGCTCGTGCATCTTGTCTTAGACTTACACCGGGAAACATATCAGAAAACTCTTCAGTATTTACTATGTCTCTTACCGATCTACCAAAGTCACTGGAAAGTTGATCCGAGTGGCTGACTGTCAGTATTTCATGGTTAGGGTTTTTACCTATATACCATGCAGGAAATAACTTGGAACAAATTACTGACTTGCTACTACGTGGAGGTAAAAAGACCATTAACCTTTTGATTTTTCCATCTACTACCTTTTGTAACTTATCAGACAATACTTCAATGTGCTTACCCATCTGCCAGTCAGAAATAAGCGTAGGCGCAATCATTCTAACAAACGTAAGAAAATCCTTTTCACACTTTAGAGATACTAAATCTCTTAGACCGTTTCTTACTTGTAGCAAAGTAGCATAACGAAACTCCTGCTCTTGTAATGCCTCTTCTTGTCTTGCAGTCAGCTTTTGATTGTTATCTACTTCTTCTTCATTCACCATTCGTTTGCACCATTCGTTTGCACCATTTATTTATCTTTTTTTAACTGTATCGCGAGGCGTAACAGGAAGACAACAATTACAGTTACAGCAGGCATTTTTTACATTTTGAACTATACCATTGGATGTCTTTCTGCCTGACTTTTCATTACAGCTTTTACAGTTACAATACTCTTTGTTTTTACAGTTAGGGTTTTTACAAGCCATGTTTTTTGCTCCTCACTATTTTATTTATTTGCACCATTCGTTTACACCATTCGTTTACACCATTCATTTACATTATTCCTCATCATACTAACACCCTCTTTAAAGGAAGACAACCCTGTGCTATTCCTTAGTTGTCTTTTTTCATATTTCTGATAGTAGCACAGTTGCATAAATGCAACACTAAAAATTTATTTTTATTTTTTTGCTTTATTTGTTGTTTTGTTGCTTGAAATGGTTATTGTTATCTGTTATAATATATTCTATAGAGACAATACGGAACAGAGTCTTAGCACCATTCGTTACATCATTCATTACATCATTCATTAACATTAAAATAAATATTGTAAAAGATAATTAAAATAATAATTTTAATGTTATTATAAAATAAAGAAAATAATAATTATAAAGTCTTTAATATTGTTACATAAGTCTATATAGATATATATAATATTGTTTAACAAGCCGCAATTTTAGTTGTAATTTTCAGAACTGCAAATAGCTAAAATAAACTAAGGGGGTGTTTCCTAATATTGGAAATGCCTCTTTTTTTATTTCAAAATTCTAATTGTTAGCAAGCCTTGTATTTTTAGCTGTTAGCAAACCCTGTATTTTTTATTGTTAGCAAGCCTTGTATTTTTGGTCTATATGTCTCAGTGGCATATATATATAATACAAACAGGTCATTTTTTTTGGGTAGGGTGTTCTTGTTTTGTTCTGCGAAAATTCACTCTTTGTTCTTCCGATTTAAAATTCTCCTGTTTTGTTCTTGGTTTGTTCCTTGTTTGTTCTGGATTGTCTTAACTGCAAATGCAGTTTCTAGAACAAAAAGTGAACATCCAAAAACCCCCTTATGCTCAAAGAGAGTATACCCCCACCCCTCCTTCCTCTTTTAAATATAAAGAAATCCTTATATAAAGAAATCTTTATATGTATATCGGTATGAATATAAAGATATCCTTATATAAGAGCATCTTTATATTTAATATCCTTTTGCGTGAAAAATTCCCACAATTCCGCCAAAGGTTAGCACGGGTTTTGCATAGCCTAGCAGAATAAAAAATATCTTTTGTATATATATAAGACAATCCAAAAGATTAGATATTTTTGAAATATTATTACAAAAAGAGCATAAACAAAAAAATAAAATTAGCCTAAAAAGTTTTGACAGCCTAATCAGCCTTTGATAGTCTCTCACCATCGAAATGATGAAAGGCTAACAGATAGGATAAATCCTCACGCTTGCCAATGCCTCATGCATGGTAAGGATAAAAAGGCAAGGTTCGGGTCATGATCGCCGCGTGATCGCCCATGGGTTAGGCATAAGACTGCCCATGTACCGGCGCGGGAAAGGAAGGGCAAAACCTTACAAGGGCGTGTTAGCAAGCGCCAAGGAAAACGATATCCTACCGCACATGGCGGGTCGGTTCGCCGGTTAGTTAGAAAATCGACTAGAAAAGATTTTCCCGCCTAGCATTGGGCGGAAATTGAATGCGATTAGCAGTAAGATGCTAGGGCTGAAATTCCCGAAAAAATCTTCGTTTAAATCAAGTCTAGCTTATTCTTCTATTGTCTTAGACGACGGGGCTTATGCGCCGCGACAATGGTAGGTAAGCTATTCTAATTTGAACGGCAATGCCGCAATGCGCCAATGACACGGCGCGCGGTGTTGCAATAAACCCTGTTTAATAATGGGTAGGGTTTATTGCAGCAATGTGTTGCACCAAATAAACCAAGCGAAAGGGAATAGAATAATGGACATTAAAACGATCAACCGAAAAATCGGTGAGATTAAACGTACCAGCAAAACCTTGCAGGATAAAATCCATGCAGTGGAGATTGCCGCGATGCGCCACGCGGCGGAGCATGGCAATCACACGCCGTTGACTAATCTTGCGAACGCAGTGTCTAAAGGAATGCGGCGCAAGGCGCTTATCCTTCACATTGTCTCACATTCCCCGCTTAAATGGGATGAAGAAAAACAAGCGTTTGCGAAGAAAAAAGGCAAGGCGTGGCAGGAAGAAAACATAGGCAAGGCGGAGGAAGTGCCGTTCTGGGAATTTTCCGAAGAAACAATGCCCACGATAGACCTTGACAAGCTACTTGTCGCGGAAAAATTACTCGAACTTGCGAACAAGCGGATCGAAAAGGCGCAAGAGGAAGGCTGGGAAATTAAGGGCGATAAGCAAGCCTTTGTGGCTCGCATGGCGGAATTTAGCAAGCTGATTGCCGCTTAGTCCCTCCGCACCAATCCCGGTTTACAAATAGGAAAAGTGTCGCTGCTGGCATAGCTGGTAGTGGCACTTTTTATATGTGTAAATTGTGCTTGCTTAACATTCAAAAAGGAATAAATATGGATATATCTCTAATTAGCGCAATTCCATTTGTGCTACTCGGAATTATTCTCTACTTAACATGCCCCTTTAGGTACTTTTGAGAGGATAAGACTATG